GACTTCCGCGACGTGCTGAGCGAAATCGGCGCGCATCCATACTCCCACGCGCTCGTCGGCTTGGCCACGTTCCTCGGGACGATCGCGCTGCTGGTCGTGCCGACGCTGGTGCTGCGATGAGCTTCGAGGAGCGCTTTTGGTCAAAGGTCGACCGCCGCGGCCCCGGGGAATGCTGGGAATGGCGCAGTTATTTGGCTGGCCGCAGATACGGAGCAATTTGGCGCGATGGCCGCGACGAACGCGCTCACCGTGTCAGCTGGGAATTGGCGCACGGGCGACCCGTGCCGAATGGCATGGTCGTCTGCCACGCTTGCGATAATCCGCTGTGCGTTAATCCCGAACATCTTTGGATCGGTACTCAGCAGGACAATGTTCGCGATCGTGACGCAAAGCGGAGGCATGTAACTCACTGCGCTACGCATTGCCGGAACGGCCACGAACTCACGCCAGAAAACACGATTTCGCAAAATGGCTGCCGCCAGTGTCGGCAATGCCGGCGAGCATCTTGGCGCAGATATTCTCGCCAGAAGAGGGCGGCATGACCCGCCCGATCCATTACGAGGTTGAGGTCTTGTACGCCACTTCGACCGGCCCCGCGTGCGGCTTCGCTGCGACTGGCAAGCTGACCGACGATCCCGAGCAGGTCTCGTGCAAGAAATGCCGCAAGCTGTGCGGGTTCGATGAGCAGCTGACCGAGGTTCACGGCGATCCGTTTCTGGCGAGGGCGGCATGACCTCGCATCACCCCGCGATCCGCGCTCGCTCGCTTACCAACGTCCTCACCGACCTGCGCCACGCGCGCCGCGATTGGGAGCAAGCGCTTCATGATCGGAGCGCAGACGCCGAAGACCGCGCGACCGAGGCCGAAACTCGGCTCGAGGATCTACGCGACGAGTTCTGGCTCAAGTTCACCGAAGCGACCGGGCTCACCGTCGAAGCGCTGATGAAGGCGCGAGAGGACTGTCTGCTGTGAACGCGCCCCTCAAGCAGCCGCTCGGCGACCCCGACCACGAATACCGCTCGACGCACGTCGGCGCGTCGGAATGCGCAGCCCTGTTCGACTGCTCGCCCTACGTTACGCGGTTCGAACTCTTTCACCGGAAAGCTGGCAACATCGCCACGCCCGACCTCAGCGACAACGAGCGCGTGGAGTTCGGCATCCGGCTCGAGCCCGCGATCATCGCCGCCGCCGCCGACCGCTACGGCTATCAGCTGGAGGAAACGCCGCGACGACTCACCAACGGCAAGGGTCTCGGCGGACACCCCGACCAGCTGGCGACCGACGAGCGCGGCCCAGGCATCATCGAGATCAAGACCGCGGACTGGTTGGTGTTCAAGCAGTGGGGCGACGAGCCTCCCGAGCATTATCTCCTTCAGGCGATCGCCTACGCCGGACTCGCTGGCCGCTTGTGGTGCGACATCATCGTGCTCGTCGGCGGCAACCGGCTCGAGCGCTTCTGCTACGACTTCCGGCCGAAGATCTACGCCGAGATCGAGCGGCGCGTGGAGCAATTCTGGCAGAGCATCCGCGCCAACGATCCGCCGCCGGCCGATTACACCAAAGACCTGGGCACGATCGCCGACCTTTACCGCGAGGGCACGGACGAAGTGGTCGACCTGACCGCCGACAACCTGGCCCACGAGGCAGCGGCGGCGTTCCTCTTCGCGAAAGAGGCTCGGTTGGACGCCGAGAAGCGGGAGGACGCCGCCAAGGCCGAGCTGCTCGACAAGCTGGGCGCTGCGTCATGCGCGAAGCTCAACGGCTTCACGGTGCGCGCGACGACGGTTGCGGCGGTGCCGGAGCGGCTCGCCGAGCCGGGCGAGATCATCAAGGGGCGGCGGGCTTACCGGCGTCTGACTGTGAAGGAAGTGGCATGAGGCACTTCCGGCCGCGCCCCTATGATCCGAACCGCAAGGACACGCGGACGCCCGCGCAGAAGAAGGCGCAACAGCGCAACTTCCGCATCTTCCAGCTGCGCGGCCTCGCCAGCTTCCGGTTCATGCTCACCGGCGAGCGCCGCGACGCGCTGCTGCGCCTCGTCGACCAAGAATTGCGGGCAATCGGCGCCGAGCCGGAAAGCGCTCGTATCGCCCAGCACAACGAACAAATGGAAAAGGAGTTTTCATAGTGGCCACCCAACTCGCCGAGCGTACCGCCAGCCCGATCACCGTTTTTCGGCAAACGCTCACGCAGCCCGCATTCCGCGAGCAGCTGAAGATGGCCCTGCCGAGCCACATCTCGGAGGACAAGTTCATCCGCGTGGCGCTGACCGCGGCGCAGCAGAATCCGGACCTGCTCAATCCGCAGAAGGTCGACCGCAATTCGCTGTTCGGATCGCTGGTTAGGGCGGCCCAGGACGGGCTTCTCCCCGACGGCCGCGAAGGCGCGATCATTCCGTTCAAGGGCCGGGCCCAATGGATGCCGATGGTCACCGGCATCATGACGAAGGTGCGCCGTTCGGGTGAGATCGCGGCGTGGGAAGCGTCGGCCGTCTACGAGCGCGACACGTTCGAGCGCCTCCTCGGCGACGACCAGCGCATCTATCACAAGCCGTTCGAGGACGGGGATCCCGGCCAAGTGATCGGTGCCTATTCGATCGTCACGTTCAAGGACGGCACCAAGAGCCGAGATTACATGCCGCGGTGGCGGATTGAGAAGGCTCGCGAACAGAATCCCATCGGCAAGAATAGCCTGATGTGGACGAAGTTTTACGACGAGGGCGCGGTCAAGACCGTGATCCGCCACCACTCGAAGCGTCTCCCCATGTCGACGGACGTCGAGGCGATCTTCGAGCGCGACGAGACCATGACGCCGGCGGGCGGCTTTCGCGAGCCCGAGACCGTTGCCGAGCCCGTCGTTCCCATCTCCCGCTTGGACGCGATCGAGCATTCCATCGACGCCGAGCCCGAGCCGCCCGCCGAGCCGGAGGTCATCACGGAGCAGGCCGAGGAGCTTGAGGCGGAGATCGAGGAGCAGCCCGGCACCCTCGGCGAGCAGCTTGAGGCCGACCACCCCGGCAAGGCGATCGCGGACAAGATCATCGCGGAGATCAACTCGCCCGAGTGCAACGCTGTCCTCGACGTCGCCGCGGTCCTCAATCGCCACGCTGCCGACATGGCGGCCATGCTCGACGAGGACGCCGTGCGCATCGAGATCGCCGCCGACAAGCGGAAGGCCGAGATCCGCGCTGAGCAAACGAAGACGAAGGAGCCAACCGAGTGACGTTGGAGAAACGCAAACGCGACAACGCGCGGGAGATGCTGGTGCAAGGCCCGTTCACGTTCGGCGAATGCTCGGTCGATACGGAGAGCGAATGCGAGGGCGCGGCCGTGTTTGCGGCTGACGGCCAACCCTTGGCGATGTTCTCCTCGGATTGCTTCGTTGGCGGCAAGGAAGAGGCGCTCGGTGCTGCGGAGCTCATTTGCGATTTGCTCAACATCGGTCGGACCAGCGGTTTGATGGAAGATCGGGCAGCATGACAGGGCAACAGCAGAGGAATGGGAAATGAGCGAGAAGGTTAGCGCGCTGGTCGAGTTCTTCCGCGAGGAAGCGGCCATATGGGGTAACCAAGGCGACCTCGAAGGCTGGTCAACTGAAGAGACCGCGATTCACTTTCTGCGCGAATATCGGCAACTCGGACTGGCCAAAGCGGGAGACTGGGACGCGATCCTCAATCACATCGGCTTCGTGCTGCGCATCGAGCTTGCTCGGCACCCAGCAATCGGAACGAATATCTCGCTGAAGGAAGCTGACGCGCTCGTTACGGATCTGTCGTCAAGGCTCACCTACGACATCCATAAGCGTCTCGACCCGAGTTACGACTCATGACCCGCTACCACGGTGATGATCGCGGTGTCGGTAGCGATGCTGGGCGATGCGGCTTCGCCGCCGCTCTGCCGCCCTTCGGGTTGAGTCCTGTTTCACGGTCTCAATCAAAGACGGCTGCCGCTATCGCAAAGTGCCAGCACGACTGGTTGCTCTTTGCCAATGAGCTTGTCGCGGTGCGCGTCTGTCGCTGCTGTGGCTTGCAGGAGGACGTATCGTGAAGGCGGGCATCGGCTTGGACGACTGGAAACTGCCAATCTTTCGGAGGCGGCTCGCAGAGGCTGGCTACCAATACCGGGACGCTGGGCCGTTCACTGGCGACACCACCTTTTTGACCGTCGAAACCAACGACTTCCTCGCTCTTAAAAAGGTGATCGAGGAATGTGAAGCCGAGTGCCGGAATACGAAGAAAGGCAGCAAATGAAAATCCGCGCCAAGCGATGCACTGTCAAGGGCAACTCAGTCGATCCGCTGAAAGCCCCGCCGCACGCACCAACCGATGAAAAGCTGGCAGACGGTCAGAACGCCGACCACTACGTTCTCTGCCCCGAGGATCGCGCCAAGGGGTACGTTGAGCCACTGCGCATCGATTACATCCATGAGAAATGCGGCGGGCGCACAACCATGCCTCGCGCTTGCGCTGAGACCTACGCGGTCGATCCATATTACTACGGCTCGACCTTCTGCTGCCATTGCCACGGTTACTATCCGGTCGGCGAGAACGGCGAGTTCATCTGGAACGATGGAAGCCGCCAGAAGGTCGGCACAAGGCGCGCACAGCCATGAAGAATCTCTGCTCTCCAGAAATCGGTCGCTACCGCTTCACGCACCCCCTTGGTGAAGTCGCCGATGAGTTGCGGGCGTATGGCGGCGCGTTTCAAGTTCCCTTCAAAGGTATGATCAACGGCTTTGGCTACCGCGTGCTTCTGCGGGTGATCGCAAGTCGCGGTGGGGGCTCGGCGGACATCGGTGGCGATGACCCGTACAGCCGATGGGATCACGTCAGTGTCTCACTCCCCGACCGTTGCCCGACATGGGAAGAAATGTGCTTCGTCAAGGAATTGTTCTTCGAGCGCGGTGAGCCTGCAATGCAGCTTCATCCGGCCAAAGATTACGTCAACAACCATCCTTATTGTCTGCATCTGTGGCGCCCGCTCGACGCAGAAATTCCGCTGCCCTTCGCCGAGATGGTCGGCATACCAGGGCTGGAGTTCGCAGCATGACCTACCACGACGGCGCAAGATGCCCCGGATGCAATCGATCGCAATGGCTGATCGGGCGGAGGTACGCAGAGTGCGCGTTCTGCCACGCAGCGCTTCCCCTTGCCTCGCAACCTTGTGAGCCTCGGCCGATGATGAAGATGGGCCAGGGGGGTGGAATTATTCGCCGGGTGTTCGCATGAACGAGAAAGGCAGCATAGCCATGTCACAAGATGAGATGGGGTTGGTGGGCGATGCCTTTCAGGCCCGCGCTGCGACCCCTTCGGGGCTCAGCCGCTTCGCGTCTTCGTGCCAGCATCGCATCGCTATCGCAAAGGAGAAAACACAATGACCACTGCCACTGCCGCACGTCTCTACGAGGCACAACATCTCGCAGAAATGGAAGGGCGTGGTTACGTTGTGTTCAACCCGCACAACAAGCCGCTCAGCGATTTGCCGGTGATCTACGGCTTCAATAACGGCGGCTATCCAGGACTATATCAGGCGACCCTCATCGCGGCGGACGGCACCGCGCTCGGCGGACACGGCTGCTCGACCGAAGGCTATATGCTTCACGATCTCGGCATTCTCGAAGGAACGCGCCCCGACCGGCACGAGCGTTTCCGCGAGCACTATCCAGACGGCTATCGCATGGACTTCGTGAGCTACGCCGACGCGAAGGACCACCCAGGACTAAAGCGAGCGTTTGAGTTGAACCGCGCCGCGCAAGGGATCGAAGCGGCGACAGCCGGCGAGACAACGGAGATTGGCTCGACCGAAGGCAAGAGCCCGGTTCGCGACAGCGAATGCGCCCAAACCCCAACCAATCGGAGCAAGCCATGAATGCTGAGATAACGGAGGCTATGATCGAAGCTGCTGCGAGCGCATTCTTCGCTGTCACGGCAGACCAAATCGGCAAAGCCGGATCGAGCTACAGCGCCCTGCCTGAGGCATCCAAGGACAAGGTTCGCATTTGCGCCAGAGCGGCGCTCGCAGCAGCACTCTCAGCCAACACGGTCGCACCTGACATGACAGAAGCAGAAATCGACGCTGGCCTCGACGCGATCTTGGCGAAGGACGACACCGAAATAATGCTCGACGAACTGCGCGAGTTGTTCGGTGCCGACCTCGACGTGGATAGCCGGTTCACAATCGCTCAAGTCATTACGGCGATGGAGCGCAGCTTCGAGCAGGGCAAGGCGCATATCGAGATGGTCAATCGTGCCGCAGCCGAGGCCGCACGGCGCACAGCAGAGCCCACCGATTACTGCGGCATCGTGGTTATGGATGACGATGCGGAGTGGCTGATCGCGTTGGCGGATGATTTGAGCGTCCACGGTCTAGGCAATGAGCGGCGGCTTGAACTGCGCTACATCGCCGAACGCATCGCATCCAAGCCCGCAGATGGGCTGCTGGCCGAAGCCGCTGACAATCTCGAATATGCTGCGCAGATGCTGGACGAGGCCGGGAACGATGTAGGTGGCGGGTTCTGCCAGCGCCAATGCGACAAGTTCCGGGCGTCCTTACCACAAGCCAAGGGGGATGCGGAGTGAACAAACGGGAAGCTCGCAACTGGGTCCGTAACCACTGGGTTGACTATATCGCCAACGCCGATTGTCCGGATTTTCCGCCAGAGTTCGATGACGCGCTCTGTGCTGTTTGGAGTGACGAGTGTCTGCGGATTGCCCGCCGCATTGCCCGCGTCGCTCTCTCATCTGATGGAGATGACCGTGAGTGAGGCGCTGATCCCGATTTGTCGCCACGGCTTGCCATTGGGAGAGTGCGCCTTGTCAGCTTCACGAGGCTGCTCTGAGGCGTTCCTTGGCGCAACGGCGGAGGGGATCGAGGAACTGCTGCGCGATACCTTTTTTGAAGGGATGCGGGAAGGGTCGGGCGAGAAATTGAGCAACGTCGATCTGTATGAGGCTTGGGATGCGTCCGAAGCGCTTTCCAGCTTCCAGAAACAATTGAAGCCAGCCCCATCGGGACATGGGGAGGACTTATGATGAAGGATTCTAAGAGTGGGGCGCGTCCGCAAGCGGACCAGGCCACTCAGGCTCCGCCCGAAGCCCCTGAAGGGTCTTCGCCATACGGTGAGTGTCCTTCGCGCAAGGAAATGGCCGAGCGCACCATCATCCTTATCATCGATGCGAATTACCACACGGCAATCTCAAAGGCGCGGTCAACGGCGAAGCAGATCGTGAACGCGCTAGAGGTGTTCGAGGAATTGGAGCGCCTTCAAGTTCTGTACGGCAGGCTGGTCGCCGCTGTGGACGCAGACGCAAAGGCGAAGCAGCCATGACCAAACCCCATGACCTCGATGAGCTTGCATCTCGTGTGGAATCTGCGAGCGGGCCAGATCGCGAGTTGAGCGCAGAGATAGCGCTTGCAATTCACGATTGGCTGCATGAGGCCGAGGGCAATAAGCCGCTCAACTGCCGAATACGCAATTCTCTCGGATCGCCCGTTTACATCGGTGGGGAAACGGGCCGCGCGATGGACTACACCGCCTCATTGGACGCGGCAATAGCGCTCATGACGGAGGATTGCATCGTCACCATCGGCGGCGGCTTGGGCATCGGGACAGCGGCCATCGAGGCTAGCGGCAATATCTTCGCCAGCAAGGCAGCAACCCCCGCACTCGCTCTCACCGCAGCCGCACTTCGCGCCCGTGCATCCCTTACAAGATCATTGGGAGGGGGATGAAATGGGCGGCGCTCGCCCGTTCAGTCCGGAGACGATTCGGCTCTTGTCGCGCATCGAGCGCGGCGCAGACGATGACTGCTGGCTCTGGCAAGGCCCCGTTCTCCGTAGCGGTTACGGCAATGCGGGGTCGTGGTTCTACAAGAACGTAGGGACGATCCTCGTTCACCGCATAATATATCTGGCGATAAAAGGCGAACTACCGGAGCCGCCATTTATCCTCCGCCATACGTGCGATACGCGGCTGTGCTGTAATCCGCGCCACTTAATCCCAGGCACCCGCTTGGACAACATGGCCGACATGGTGGCTCGTGGCCGTTCGACCAAAGGCCGCGCTGTCTTAGGGCATGGCGAGAATCACCCCCGCTCCAAACTAACTGATAGCGCAATCAAGTTGGTATTCGACTTGCATGGTCGGGGGCTGTCGCGCCGAAAGATCGGAGCAGAAGTTGGTGTTTCGGGGGCACAGATTGGGCGAATCCTGCGGAGAGAGAGCCGTGCTTGCCAAGCCGTTTAGCCCCGAAACATTAGCTCAGCGCTGGGGTTGCTCTGGCGAACTAGTTCGGCAAATGTGCCGGCGGGGCGAGCTCGGCTATTTCCGCTTGGGCAAGCTCATTCGGATACCCGCCAATGAAGTCGAGCGCCTAGAGTGCCAGAATACCGCCTTGTGTGGCACCGAGACCAATGGAGTCTCGCCTACACAGGACCGCGAGGCCGCGTTCGAGTCGCGACTGGAGCGGCTGACCGGGGAATCGCCGAAGCTCGCGCTAGTGCAATCTGGCGCACCCGCTCCAGGCCAAAGTCGGAGAGGGTAGCCGACCTATGGCAACCCTACGTCGCCGACCGGGCGATGACCAAGCAGGCCAAAGCCAGGTTCGCGTCCCTGTGGAAAACGCTGGAACCGCATTTCGGCTACAAGCTCGGCAAGGCGATCAGCAAGGCCGACTGTCGCGACTATGCGGCCATGCGGAAGCGGGCGGGCAAGTCGAACTCAACGGTCAAGACCGAACTCGAGGCGCTCAGAGCATGCCTCAGATGGCACTACGGGAAGGAAGCGCCGCAGATCCCGGCACCGCCCCCATCGAAGCCGAGGGACCGGTTCCTGACCAAAGAGCAACGGGATCGGCTGTTGTCGGCGATCGACACGCCTCACGTCAAGCTGTTCGCGATCCTCGCCTTCACGACAGGAGCAAGGATGGGCGCGATCCTCGATCTGACCTGGGACCGCGTGACGGCGGAAACGATCGACTTCATGCCCGCCGGGCGCGACCAGACGAACAAGCGCCGCACCGTGGTTCCGTTGAACGAACAGGCGAAGAAGGCGCTGGCGGAAGCGCGCCCAGCTGCGCTGACCGATTACGTGATCGAGTACGGTGGGAAGCCGGTCAAGAGCGTGAAGAAGGCCATCGCGGCTGCATCACGGCGCGCGGGGATCAAATGCTCGCCCCACGACTTCCGGCGATCGGCGGCGAGGTGGATGGCGGAAGCGGACGTACCGATGGAGCGCATCGCGCAGTTCCTGGGCCACACCTCGACCCGCATTACCTACGAGACCTACGCCCGCTTTTCACCCCGGTTCATGGCGGACGCGGCGGCGGCTTTGGACTGGTAGGTGGTTCAAATGTACCACCCGACGCTTTCGGAAAAAGGCGGTGGGCGGTGACGGGCTCGAACCGCCGACCCTCTCGGTGTAAAAGGGATAGCCGCCAGCAAATCTGCCGTTTTCTGGACAATCTCAGAGACGGTTTCGCCAACGTCGCTCTAGGGACGCAATGGCGGGGTGGTTCATGCGGAACCAGCCGACGCTCTCGGGACTAGCGCACCATCACAAAGCAATACACCGCAAGCAGATTAAGCCCGTCCTGAGCAAATCGCTATCAGCGCACCTGAACGAAGCAAATCGACGCCAGCACATTAGCACATACGAATCCACCGAAGGCTCCGATGACCAGCCAGCAGATGATCTGGAAAGCGAGGAGCATCACCGCTCGCACTCCGGATATTTCGGCGGCTCCATCGGCGGCAACCCGGCACTCACCCGCAGCAGCGGATCGGCTTTCACCGCATAGGCGACGAAGCTGCATACCTGGGCCAATGCGAGGTCGAGCGCCTGAGACACGTTCGCCGGCCGCTTGGGCAAGGGGCTCGGTAGCACCGGCACATCGGCGGGCTTGATCGGCTGCACGGCTACGGGCTTGACGACCTCCACGATGCGATCACGGACAGCTGGGGTCTGGCATCCGGCGAGCGACAATGCTAGAATAACCACGGTTGCGGCGGTGCCGATGTGGTTCGAGTCCCGCCTGGTGGCTAAGGTATCGTCGCAACTATTCCTCATCGCCACGTCTCCTCAACTGCCTTGGATGGCTTGCAGACGGCGCTAGAAGGCACCGTAGAGCGCGAAGACGCCCTCAGACGCTCAGCGGTCGCCTCGGCCCCGCGCGCGCGCGTAGCGGCCCTTACAACGGCTTGCGCGGCCTCGGCCTGTGCCTGCTTGGATTTGGCCGCGAGATCGTTCACCGCCGCGTTCTGGCTGGCGATGGCGGATTTGAGGTTGGTGACGGACTTGCCCAGCTCGGCAATCTGCACCGCGACTTGGCCGCACGCGAGCTTCTGGTTGTCAGCAGCGGTGCGCGTTGTCTGGCAAATGAGGACGAGCTTTTCGCCCCGGCTTTCGGCTAGAGACTTGTAATGCTTGAGCCCGAGGATGAGGCCGACTAGGATCAGCACCCCGACGCCAGCGCCGATGAGCTTCATGTAGAGGCCGCTCATTTCCCCAACCTCTTCGCCAGCAGCGGTATCGGGCAGTCCTCACCGTGGCTCACCGTCCCGTCCGGATGCGGGAAGCTGTCACAGATTTTGCAGGAGCCATCGTGCTCATCGAAGGCGGCTTCCCACAGAGCGATGAGCAAGGGCCGGTCGCGGTTGGTTTCCTTGACGGTCTCACGCGGGTTGGCGTCTGCCTCGGCTTTGCTGGCGAACCGTCCGGAGACGGCGCTTCTGATACGGCTGAAGGCGTTCATGCTATGCGATCCTTGTAATGAGGGATGTTGCTGCTGTTGACGGGGCACAGGGTTAGGAGCCGCCACGGTACGACGCTTGCGGGCTCGGATGCGGGGATCTTCTCGACGAGCGGGAGCCCGTGGTTGTTGGGATCATCGGCAATCGACGCGACGCAGGCGAACATCAGGGCGAATGCGCTCAGCCAGATGATGCCGATGAGGAATTTCATGGCATCTGCTTCCCGGTATCGGCGGGCTTGGGCGCTTCGGCAGTCGGTACCGGCGCGCTAGGCGGGTTGACAACCTTGACGGGCGTGGCGTCGTCGGGATCGTCGCGGCTGACATCGAACTCAATCCCAGTTGCGGCCACTTTGCCGGACGCTCGCGCGCCAGCAATCACGACGACAACGAGGACGACCAGCACCAAGTTATAGCCGCCCATCGAAATGAGCAGCGCGTTCGCCTCTGCCTGCACTTGGAGCTTCAGCAAATCGACGCACGCGACCAGGCCGACGAACGTGTTGCCGGGGGTGATCCGCTCGGCCTGCAGCGCCCTGGAACAAAAGTCCGGACTGGAAAGCACGGCCAGTAGCTTGAGGATGGTATAACCAAGGAACACGCCGGTCGCCATGACGCACAGCACGGCGAACGTGCTGATCGGGTTCTTCGCTAGTGTCAGCGCTAAGGTGCGCCATCCTCCTGGGCGAGTCATGCTGCCATCCCCTTTGCCTTGGCGCGCACGTCCTCAACGCGGGTCGTCCAGCCGTGGCCGAAGCGATCGAACGTCTGCAACTGGCGGAGGAAGTTGAGCCGCCATGCGCATACCGTGTCGATCAGTGCCGCGGCGGGCTTGGATGCGACCGTCGCCAGCGTCACCGGCCCGATCTGTCCGTCCTCAACCGCGCCGACGGCTCGCTGGAGGTATCTCGAGGCCCGGTTGGCACCCGAGTTCACCGCGAAGTCGAAGATGCAGTAATCGAGGCCGGCGGGCAGATCGTCGCAGCGGCAGGTGTTCCAGTAGCGGCGGCGGTAGATCGCCCCGATCTCGTAGCCGTTGATTTGCCGGACGCTGCGCTGCGCCAGCCCTTCGCCCGCCCGCCAATCGTCGTAGACCGCCTGCGTGACGCCCTGGTTGGTTGCTCCGCCTGGATCGCGCGGATCGTTTACGAAGCCGCCTTCGTGCTGGAGGACGAGCGCTAGTGACTGGGCGAAGTTCTCTTTCACGCTGGCCCTCCCGGGATGACCTTGAAGATGATGGCGATGATTGCCGCGACCGCGACGACAACGGCGGCGGCCATTGCCCATAGCTGCCCCGCGCCGATCGCCTTGTTGGCGGCGGCGATGTCCTTGTCCTCCAGGTTCTTCAGCCGCCGTTCCGTCTCGGCCTTGTCGGCAAAACTCTTTTGAGCATCGACCATCGCCCCGCGAATCTCATTGGATGCTTCAGCTCGTTTGTCGGCGGCGGTTTCGGCTTTCAGGATCGCCTTCTCGGAAGCGGCCATTGCAGCGGCCACGGCCTTCTCGGCGGCGGCAAGGGCAGTCGTCACGGCTTCGCGATCGGCAGTGCGGAGCGCGTCGAAGTGCTCCTTAAGCGTCTCGATCGTCCAGACTTGCTCGGCGGTCACGGCCCATGCTCCGCCGGCCAACCCAAAATATGAGCTTTCTCGTGGCAAGCGATCCGCGCGAACTGCTCGTGCAGGAACAGACACGGGTTCGGCAGCGCCATTTGGGGCGGGCTTTTCGTCGCGCAGGCGATCAGCAGCTTGCCCTCCGGAGCGCCGCCGCAAAGCTGCGTGACCGTCTCGGGATCGGCGAAATGTACGGCGGCGTTCGCGGAGCCCATGTAGCGCACGGGCGGGACCGGGATGAGCGCGATCGTCTCGGCTTCCGTTCGCTCAGCCGTGAGGTCGGAGATTTCCACCACGAGCGGCAGGAAGATCAGCGGCGGCGGGATCATTTGCCGTTGCCCCGCTTCTTCGCGTCGGCCTCGCGCTCTTCGGAGACGATGCGCTGAGCTTCGTTCCGCGCCCTGCCGATGCCGTCACTGTAGCCCTTCAAAGCCGAGATTTCCTGCATCAACTTGGCTTTGTCGGCTTCGAGAAACGCGATCTTGTCGCCCTTCGCGACATTCTCTTCGCGTTCGACCTTGAGCGCCTCGTAAACACGATCGAGCTCTTCGAGGATGCGGCTATGAGCGGCGGCTCTCTCCTCCGCCTTTGCTTTCCGATAAGCGATCCATTGCTCGAGCATGGCTGGCGCGCCGTTCCACATGCGGACGGCAAGCAGGAACAGGATCGCGGTGCTGGTCCAGGCCGCGCCAGTAATCGAGAAGATTTGGCGCAGGGCGTCGCCATCAACCACCGCCCCCTCCGCCGATCGCGGCCGAGCGATATGAGGGCGCAAGGTGGCGCTTCGCACGCCTGCTGTAGGCCGGAGAGAATTCGACGATGTTGGCGCCGAGTGCTTCCCGGCGGGCCAGACGGTGAGCGGCGCGCCGGTTCGCGAGCGGCTCCGCACCAGCCAGCAGGAATTGTGCTGTCGTGATGAAATAGAGCGCCCAGTATTTATCGCCGAGGGTGCTAACGTAGACCGGCCAAGCTCCGAAGAAGAACAGGGCGAGGATCCATGCGTCCCATGGAGTAATCGCAGGCCACGGATTCCGGCCGGCGCGGACGATGCCCTTGGCGATGATGAACGCCACCACGGCGATGTCGGCCTTCATATATTCGGACAGCGCGAGTCCGTCGCCGGTCTTGAGATAATAGGCCTGCCCGACCAGCCATGAGATGGTGAGCGCGAGCGCGGTGGGGTTCCTCAGGCCTAAGCGCAGGCGCGGTCGCCATTGGATCGCCGCGGGGATCCCGACGCAACCGACCACCAGCCACATGATGATCTCGGGCGTCGTCACGGGAAGATGAGCGCCGGATCGTTGTGCGGCGGCGGGCCGTGGCCGCCGTCCTTTTTCGAAGGCGGCTTGCCTGGAGCATCCTCTTGCGGATCGACTGGCGGCACCGGATCCGGCTTGAACGGATTTGGCTGATCGGGCTGCGTCGCCATGATGATGCTCCTCGATGGCTGGAGGCGTGACCATCAGGACGATATTGCGGCTGCTCTTTTGGCTGTAGGTTCGTGCCGTTCAGGGACAGCGGCGAGAAATCGAGTTGCCGATTATTTAACAGGGTCTTATGTTGCCCGCCGCTCGGTAAGGAGGGCGTGTGTTCGATTGGCGTTATCTCGCTGCGCCGGTGTTCGTCGCAGTGATGCTGCCGATGCTTCCGATCGTGGGCCCGCGGGACGGCGATCTTGCCGTCTGGCTCATTCCGTGGATGAGCGAGATTCACCGGCTTGGTTGGCATTCGATCGCAGGCGGCTTCTCGGAATATTCTCCGGCCTACATCTACGTTTTGAACCTGTTCGCTTGGGTCCATGATCCGGTTGCAGCGGTGAAGCTCGCCAATGTGCCGTTCATCGCCCTGCTGGTGTTCGGCGTGAACGCCTTGGCCGGCCGGACCGCCGCCGCTGTGTCGCTTCTCTTGCCGACCTTGCTCGTCAACGCTTTCGGCTACGGCCAGTGCGACGTGATCTTTACCGCATTTCTCGTCTGGTTCGTGGTCTTTGCCGAGCGTGAGAAGCCTGCACTAGCAGCATTGATGTTCGGGCTGGCCTTCTCATTCAAGGCGCAAGCTGTGTTCCTCGCACCGGTCGTCTTCTATCTATTGCTCGCTGGCCGGATGAAGCTTCGCCATGCCGCCCTGATCCCGCTGACCTATGTGGCGATGATGGTCCCCGCAGCCATCGCTGGAAGGCCGTGGGGCGAGCTGCTGACCGTCTATCTCAACCAGACCAATGTCAGTGACCGCCTCGCGCTCAACGTCCCCAACCCATGGTGGCTGCTGCAATTCTTCGTCAGCTACCGAACCGGCGTTGTCGCGGGCCTGATCGCTGGAGTTGTCGCGTCATTGGCCCTCGCGCTGTGGGCGTGGCGAACCAAGCCGCCGATCCTCTTGATGGCTTGTCTCGCTGCTGCGATCTTGCCGTTCGTGCTGCCCAAGATGACGGGCCGCTATTTCTTCGTGGCCGATGTGCTGACCCTCGCCATGGCATTTCGCAATCCGAAGACATGGCCGATTGCCGCTTCGATCCAAGCCGGATCACTGATCGCTTATGCGACCCATTTCCTGACGTTCAGCACGGCGCTATTCGCCCTTGTTCCGTCGTCGCTAGGCGTTTGCCTGCTGTGCCTTTATGCTTTCCGCGATGCGCCGCGCAGACAAAATCATCCTCGGCTTGGTAGTGGCCGTGATCATTTGGTCGTGGCTCGCGATTATGATGGGTTGGATCAATCGTCCCTACGATGTTGAGCCTACGTCGCAGTCCGGCTCGGCGGGGTGAAGCTCGTTCCGCTCGGATAGCGACAGATGTTCGAGATTTTCACGCGACCGAAGCGGCCGTTGATGTCGCGGCCTGAGGAGAGAAGCGAATCCGTGCCGACGAAGAACGTGTCGCTCGAAGTGGTTGGCGCGCCAGCCCAAGCATTCGTCGCGGACTGAACACCGTCGATATACAGCCGCCACGTCCCGCCGTCGCGAACGACGGCGACATGGTGCTCTGATCCATCTAGCACGACGCCTGACGTGAGCAGCGCGGTGGCGCTGCTGAAGGCGTCCGCGAAGAACTTTACCCGGCCGGCGCCGTCGAAGAAGAAGGAATGGCGCGAGTTGCCAGATGCGCTTCTTGACGACGTGCCGCCGACCTCCGCCGCCGCCTGGTTGGTATGAAATTCTGTCGTCCAATCGGTCGTGACATCGAACGTCGAGCCGCCGGCCCATGTCGCCCAATCGCCAGTTCCGTCGCAGACGAGTTGGCTGTTGCCCGTATCGCAGGATGCGCCGCCGACGAGCGTGCCCGTCGCGCTGTCTACTTCATTGATCGGTGGCGACACTTGGAAGCGCGCGAGGAAGAGCGTGTTGGCGTCAGGCGCACCGCCATTTTCGCCGACCGCCGACATGGCGCCACTTCCCGAACCGCTGAATGCGCCTGAGCTATTGGCAACCCCGGTCCCACTGAACGCCCCAGCCCCGCTGCCGGACAATGCGCCAGGAGCCACCAGCGCGCCAACCGGGCTGAACACGCCGACGCCTGCTGAACCTTCGGCGCCGCCAGCGAACCCGACCGTCACCCAGTGGTCGAAATACTGCAGGCTCTCGAAGGTGCCGTCGGCGTCGATCCGCTCGGATGATGTGCGCAGGATCACGACCGGCGCGCTGCCGAACGAGGCGTCAGGCACGTCGAAGGTGGTTCCCGTCAATGCATCATGGGTCGCGAGGACCGTAGTCCCGTCGGCCCCATCGATAACCGTGATCGTGGTCGTCTGATCGGCTTCGGGCGCGGTCGTCGCGTCTGTCCACGACAGCACTTGCGAATCCTCGGTGGTCCGGTTGCGGTTCGACCAATCGACCGTCACCCATGGATCGGGGCGCGCAATCGCGTCGATCGGATCGTCGGCGCTGCTGAACGCCACGCCATAAGCTTTGACGTTGGCCGGACGCGACGGAAGCCACGGACGATCGTCGAGCGTGTGGGTGAGGAGCGGCGCAGCGAACAGCGGCAAAAGTCCGCGGCTCGTCCTCGTCAGCAGGCGGTAGGTGACTTCCTCTGCAGCCGAACGTGTGACCGGATCTTCGAAGAGCGTGCTTTCATCGATGAACCAAACTTCGGTGCCGGCGGGCCAAGCGCGGGGTACCGTGTCGAGAACGCCGCGCTCGAGGTCGTAGGTCGAGCCCGTGGCCGTCACTAGTGCGATCTCGGTCATCTCTTCCGTCCCGTCGCCGATGATCGCGAAGCCGCCCTGCACCGGCTCGGTGGTTCCGACGACATCCGTGAAGGCAACGCCAGCGCTTGTGGCCTCCGCATCGAGGTCCGCGGTCAGCGTTGCGCGGCCGAGGATATTGTTCGTCGCGAGACTGTCCCATTCGGTCGAGCCGTCCGCCAACGTGATTTGGCCCGCGAGCTCGTAATTATAGGCGTCGGCGTTGGAGGTCGACGCGAGGATGCCCGCCAGAACGTCGGGATATTCGCCGCCAGCGATCGAGGTGACGCCGTTGACCGCGAAATAATAGGGCAGCGTGAAGACCGCCTGATGCTCCATTGCTGACGGCTCGGCGGACGGGTCTTCCCACTCGCTGGTCGGCGGCGTCACGTAAGCACCTGCGTCGAGGCCGAACACATCCTCGATCAGCGACAGCTTGATCGACGGATCGCCGGGCTTGCCGTAATCGATGCTCGTCACGCGAACGACGATGCCATCGAGCCCGTACTCGGGCCAATCGACCTTGAGGACGGATGCCGGTCGCAGGAAATAGAACGAGCGATCGACCTCAGCCTGCATGGTTGCCAGCGGAGCGCCGGCCGAGCGTAGTTCACGCATCGCCAGTCGCATCGCCAGGTCGCTGTAACGCACTCCGTAATAATTCCGGCTGTCGCTGACGAGCCCGCCTTGGGTCGCGATGCTCGCCAGATCCTGGGCGGTGACCGTCTCGTCCTGCTCGTTGTCGGGGTTCGTCCAGGTGACGTTGATCTCGTTGACGATCTCGCCCCACAGCTTGCGGCCGAAGTTCTCAAGGTTGGCGCTCGATGGGTCGATCGTCGGCAGGTCGTCGGGGTCGTAGTCGCCGCGGATCAGCTTGAGGGTGAGCAGGCCCGTCTGCGGATCGACGAACAGGACTGCGTTGGCGTGGTTCAATATCTCCTGGATGAAGTCCTGGATGGTCGACTGGCGCGTCCACAGCAGCGAGATCCCCAACGGCTCGTCGAACAGCGTTTGAGCCGCCGCATCGAAGCTGCCCACGTCGATCAGTGTCGACGGGCTCCCCATGCCCCAGTCGGTATCGGTCAGCGCCTCGTAGATGATGTGGGCCGGGTTGGCGTCACGCTCGCCGCGGTCGAGGAACCGGATCGTCTGGTGCGTCGTCGGCTGCGTCCAGATCGCGTGGTTCACCGGGTCGTAGAATTCCTGGGGCCCGCTGCTTTCAACGACCCAGTCATTCGGGTCTACCGACCGGCGCACGGTCCCATCCTCGAGCGAGATTTCCGAATAGGCCGACCAGAAGGTCGTCTTGAAGGGATCGTTTTCAGGGACGTTGGTGTCGGGGCCGCTGAACGTCCCGCTATCCTTGATCAGTCCGGTCTCGTCGTCGATCGTGTAGAACTTGCCATCGGAGACGACGAAGAAGTGGTGATAGGCCGCGACGTGGCAGAAGCGCGGATCCGTGGGCCCGCCGCGCGTGACCAGGCCGGTGACGACGAAGCTCGTTCCACCGTCCATGGTCTCGATGGTGAAGTCGGCGCTCGATCCGAGCGGCTGCGACAGTTTCCAGATGACGGCGTTGTCGTCGACGCAGAAATCGCGGACCGCTTCGGGGCCCGCAACATAGACCCCCATGTCGTCATAGCCGCCGAGGCTGTCGATCCCGGTGAGGACGCTGAGCCCGTCAGCTAGATCGAAGACGCGCGTCGGACCGACGAACCACGGGGAATCGGTCGGCGTCTTGGCGTAGGGACCCCCGGGCGGGCAGGCATAGAGCGCCGAAACCACATCGACGCCTGAGATATATTGCCCGACCGCATAGGCCGTCCCGTCATTCGCGAGTGCCCAGTTCCAGACGGTGCCGGTGAATGCGTCGCTCGCGAGATTCTCGGCGATGCGCTGCCGGGTTTCCAAGTCCCACCATTCGACTTCCTGCTGACCGCCGACGGCCATGATTCCGCCGGCCGCGTTCGAATAAGTGCCGTCGGTGATGATCGTGGCGGTAGGCTGCTCGAATGGGAATTGATCCGTCCCAGGCTGCGGGATGAGCGCGATGTCAGGATTGAGGCCCTTCGGCGCTCGCTCGACCGTGATCCACGTCCCGGGCAAATAGGGCTGGTTCGCGCTCCAGTAGAACCCGGCAGCACCACTGATGCCGCCGAACAATGAACTCAGGATTCCCCCAATGCTCCCTCCGCCTCCGCCCCCGAAGCCGCCACCGCCGACGAAGAAGGCGGAAGCGATCCCGCGGAAGCCGACGCAGTCCTCGCCGCTCGGGCATCCGAGCCGGGTCGCCAGGACGTCGGGCAGGATTTGGTCCGAGAGGCCGGGGAGCCAGTGGACGGTGCCGACGGCGCCGCCCTCCTTCTTCTTTCCGCCGAACAGGTCCGGCTTGTTAATAGAGATCGTCGACTGCGAGGTGACGTAGCCGGTCCACGCCTCTTTTTCCTTGATGATGATGCGCTTGATCGCGTCCGCCACGCTGCAGACGCCGTAGTGGATCGACATGTAATAGAGGTCGACCTCGACCTTCGGGCTGCTCTTACCCACGGCGCAGCGCTCCGGCGACCACGCGCTCGGCCATGGCATCGCCGGTGGCGAGCATGGCTTCGGCGCTCACCCCGTTCTTCAACACATCGCGAAAGTCGAAGCCGTGATCGGTGAACCAGCGCTTGGCCCCACTCGCGCAATACCCGGCGCGGCGCACGTCGGTGATCGTGATGACGAGATCGGGGGGCGCATCCACGCTGAGACTTTGCCCGCGCGCATGGCGGCGCTGTAGGTTCGCGCCTAAGCTTTGACCTTCTGCGTCTTGACCTTCTTATCGCCGAACCAAAGGACGTTGAGACCCTTGACCGTTATGGTCCCGAACGGGACGGGGATCGGGCGCCCGGCATCGGCGGTCGGGTCCTCGAAGTCAGTGGTCGAGTCCGGCTTCGGTGCTTTCGGGTGCGGCAGGAGGACGATCGACAGAGCGGCCACCGCGACGGCGATTGCAACGACGATGAACCAGGCGACCATGGGGCGTCCTCAATAATAATTGTTGTACGTGCCGATCGGATTCTTGACCGGGATCCACGGCTCGCCGCCGTAATTCGGAAGGTTCGTCGGCGTGCTGGCGTCTTCCGGCACATGCAGTCCTTCGCAGTCGCCGCCCTTGGATGCGAGCGCCTGGTGATTGCAGCCGAGGACAACATCGACGCTCATCGCCACAGTCACATCCTTCGCGATGCCCGAGAGGGAAAGCGTATCGCCGGATATGCGCAGGATCGTGCGCCGGTCCGTGAGGCCATCGTCGTTGACCCATTCGAGCAGCCCGCCGAGGAACTTCGCCGGATCGAACGCGCCTTCCCAGCCTGCGTCCAGCGTGACCGTTGCGCCGGTCACTGAAGCGACCGTGGCCGTCACCGTCTTGCTCGCCTTGTCGGCGCGGCATTGCGGTCCGTACAGCTGGTGCGGGCACCCGTACTGATAGTGCCGCCTCAGACCAGGCCGGCGCAGGGAAGTAGATACGGGCTCGGCCGACAGCACGGCTTCACCACCCTCACGCTGAGCGGCGACGATGCGGCCCGCCCAAACGACGAGGAATTCGCTGTCGGGATCGCCGATGTGCCCTTGGCGAATGACGAGGCTGACCACATAGGCCGGCGGGTAAACGCGGAATAACTCGGCGAGCCCAGTTCCCATGTCGGTGTTGATCTTGATCGCCGATTTGTCGAGCGTGCCGTCGGCGTTGATCGTGTCGCGCTGGATCGGGACCGGCGTGTAGGTGATGCCGTCCACCGTCTGCTCTTCGGTCGAATCGGTGTATGCGTAATAATCGGACAGCCCAGGCCCGAACGTGAACTTGAACAGCTGGATCGGATCGCCAAGCGCCCGACTGCCTTCGAAATCCTCGAAGCTCATGAGTAGACCTGCTGAAACGAAAGGCGCGCGCCGGCCGTGAGCGGCGTCCGCCAACTGGTGACCATGTCATCGGAAGCGAAGCGCGAGAGGTTCATGCGCGAGACGCGCGCGACGTTGCTGCTCGACAGCGCCACGCCCCAGGCCGCGTTCACCGTGACGAGAGTGTCCAGCCCGCTCGCAGCAATGTCGGTGATGCGCCGATAGAGCGTGGTGCCGCTCGTGAGGCAAACGGCGACGCCTTCGTTGACGGCCGAGTAATCCGTGCTGGCGAAGTCGTTGGCGAGCTCCGGACCGTCGGCGAGAAAAGTCGTGGAGCCGGACCCAGGCGTGTCGGCGAGCACGAAATCCTGCTCCCACGTCGGCAGATAGAAAGCCCCGCGGCGGCCCTTCATCCGGTCGAAGAATTGCTCGAGCTGCGTTGCCAGCGTCAGGCCGAGGCCGTTGTATTCGGCGTCCAGCGTCCGGCTGTAGCGCAGGATCGGGCGGAACTGGGCCGTGCGGCCGCGCTCATAATCGACCTTGTCGATCGGCCAGATGTGCCCGACCGAAGGCGCGCTCGCATAATCCGGCTGAGGGGTGAAGACCTCAATGCCGCCGAGGCCGGCCCAGGCGCTTCCAGTCGTGCGCGCCGGCTCTCCGCCTGGATAGCAATCGATGTGGACGTCGATCGCCGCTGCGTCCCGGTTGAGGCGCGAGGACGTGAGCCTGCCGTCGAACAGGCCGAAGAATGTCGGGCGCAGCACATCGCCGCTGGCCCAATTGTGCTCGAGCGGGTCCTCGAGCGTGATTGTCGTTCCCGCCACGCTGGCGACCACGACTTCCTCGATAACTCCGTCCGCGCAGAGGACGAGCGGTTGCCCAGCGCTCGCCCATACCGGCACTGGCGAAATCGTGAGCGTGTCTGTCGTTGCGAGGCTTGCGTCCGTCAGCCGGGCCCAGCGCGCGAAGTCGGGAACGACGACGGGCTTGTCCTGCCACGCGCGGAGATGATGATCCGAGGCCCGTCTAGCATCCCCGCTGACGACCGTTCGGTAGTCCGCCGAGAGCCGCGGCTGATCTCTGGTCGCGCGGCGCTGCTCGGTTCCGTCGCGGCTCGTGATGATGTCAGTGAGGTACGACCGCTTTACATCGAAGCCGCGGCTCCAATCTGGCGCATAACGCCACAGACGGGCAACCGTCGGCGTGTCGACGTCGTAGCTCACGAACCGGGCCTGTTGATCTGCGCCTTGTAGTGGCTGGCGTTGTCGCCGACGTGCGCGATGATGGCCCGGGAACCGTGGCCGGTCTTGACGCCCCGGGCAATGACATCGCCCGAATCCACGGTCGGATAGAGATTGACCTCCGGCATGGCGCGGATCGCGGTCTCGACGATGCCCCTGAGTTGCGCGAGGTCGGACGATGAGAAGCCGCCTTCGCCGCCGCGCCGGATCACGTCATTCGACGGCCGAATTCCGCCGCCGGGAAGCCGCCCGTGCTGGTTCATGTAGGCGAGATTGTCGTAGCCGATAGCGCGTGCCGACTTGGCCTTGATCACGAATTCGTTCGGCGACGTCGGGGTGAGGATGGTGTCGCTGGTGTCGCCCCCCGGCCCGAAGATGCGCCCACCGCCTGCTTTCGGAGCACCGAGCAGGGTCGCAAGGCTGACGGTGCTGGCCAAAGCGGCTGCGGCGGGCCCGGCATTCGCGCCGAGGGTGGCAAGGGACGCGAGCGCTGCCGGTCCGGCCCAAGCGGCTCCTGCGGCGGCCGCGGCGGCGGTCGTGGTGCCGATTGCCGCAGCACCCAGCGCGGCGCCGATGGTATGGAGCTCGATTTGCTGGAGAGCCAGCTTGATCAGGTCGGTGGCGAGAGCCTGAAGCACAGCCCGCCCGACATCGCCGAGGCTGGTGAAGTTGACGATCGCGTTGGCCAGTGCGTCGTTGAAGGTCGCCAGGCCATGCGCAGCAACGGCTTCTAGGGCTTCGTCAATGCGCTCCGCGGTGTCAGGAATCGAATTGAAGAAATCCTGCATCGGCGAGGCGTTGCCGCGGGCGTTGCCGGTGTGGGCGTTCGCCTGTTCACGAGGGAGATCCTGCAAGCGCTGGCGGGCAATAGCCGCATCGGCCTCGGCGCGTTCCGCTGCCGCCAGGTCCTGCGCGCTCTTCGTCCGTTCGGCTTCGGCCTTGAGCCGGTCGGCGAGCGAAATCTGAGCCTGCAACCGCATCCGCTCTTCTTCGAACTGGATGTCGATCAGGCGGTCTTCGATCCTGCGCCGCTGAGCCGCCGTGCGCGCGAGCCCTTCCTCGGACTGCAGCAAGTCTTTTTGCGCGTCGAACAGGCCCGTCTGAACGACGAGCGCGTTCTCGTTGCGCGCTTCCTGCTGGCGGAAAAGCTCCTGCTGCTTCCGGCGCTCGACGAGTTGGTCGCGGAGTTTCGCGCGCTCGTTGTTGATGTCGATGAGCTGCTGAGCTTCCTCGGCGGTATATTTGCCTTCGTTCTCTCGCGCCTTGACGTTGTCCTCGTACTTCTGGCGCGCCGCCTCGACCGCCAGATGCTCGATGGTCGCAGCCTCTTCAGCCGAGATTCCGAAGTCACGCCGTGCATCGAGGATGTCTGCCTCGAGCGACGCTTTCTCGTTGATGAACTGGCGCAGCCGCTCCTTTTCCTGCTCGATCGTCTGAACGAGCGCAGCCGCGCCGCGTGACACCGCGCCGGAACTGTCGCCGATGCGCTTGGCAATGGCCGCCGCGGCGCTCGCGACCGTGCCCTTCAGGAAGGGGTTGCCGGCGAGCACATCCTTGCTGAGGAATGAACTTGTCTGAGCGCCTGCGCCCGCCGCGAAGAACTTGCTGGCGTCTTTCGATCCGAGCAGGTGGACGGTGTAGAGATTGGCGGCCGTGATCTTCTGGCCCGCCGTCTTGAGCACCGCGACGTAATCGTCCGTCGCTTTGTCGATCACCGCATCGGCGATAGCGCGGATGTTGCGGAAGCCGAGCTTGGCCGCATCGCTGAGCGCTGCCTTATCGGGGAACAGCCGGTTGAAATAGCTGAGCCAAGTGCTCGGCATGAATTGCCCGAAGCCTGCCGCCGACGAACCCATCCGGTTCGGGCCCGTTCCCTCGGCGCCGATCACCGCCTGCTTGAACTGCTCGCGCGGGTTGATCTTCGCGGCTTCCTTCGCGGCCTCCGCTTGGGCTTCGAGTGCGGCGGCAAGCTTGCGGACCTCGACCGCGTAGGCCTTGACGTCGAGCTGGCCGCTCTTCAGCCGCTTGTTGAGAATTTCGATATTCGAAGTCGCGGGGACAAAGTCGACGCCGAACGCTGCGGCGTCCTTCGCTGCCTTGGTCATCTCCTCGCGAGCGGCGCTCAGTTGATCAGACATTGCGGCGAGCGCCGGATTGCCGAGTTCTATATTGCGTAGCGCCGCGAGATATTTCTGCCCGAAGAGATCGGCCTTGGCAGTGAGATCGGCGATCGCCTTGCCCGCTGCCTCGCCGACAATAATCTGTCCCTTGGTGATGCGGCCCTGCGCTTCGGTGACAGCCTTTTCCAAGTTGGCGATCTGGATCGTGCTCTCGGCGATTTGCTTCCCGAGATTCGCAGCGGTGACGGATTGCCCGCCAGCCGCGGCGCCCTGGCCGATACCGACCTGCGGTCTGTTCGCAATCGCAAGCTGGCGCTCTAGATCAGCCTTGCGCTTCTTCTCGTCCTCGAGGTCCTTCTTCAGCTTGTCGAGATCGGCCTGAGCCTGACGGAGGTCGGCGTTGTCTGTGGCCTCCTGAACGGTCAGGCGCTTGCCCAGCTCCTCGTTGAGCTTGTGCTGCCGCTCGATCAGACCGTCGAGCGTCTGCGACCAGATGCGGTCGGCTTCCTCGCTCAGCCGGGTCTTTGCGGCGTGTTCCTTGAGCTTTTCGACGAGGTCGCCGACCGACTCCGAACTATCCTTGTGCTTGGATATGAAAACGCCGAGAATCGTGATCGCTCCGAGTAGCGCGGCGCCCCAGCCGGTGGACAGAAAGCTAGCGAAACGAGCTAGCTTTCCCCCTGCGCCAGCGACCGCGTTGGCGACCTGCGGGCCCTGCTGCGCCAGGATGATGAACGGGCTCGTGCCCATCGAGACCTGAGTGCCGATGTCCGAAATCTGGTAGCCGAGATTGCGGGTGGCCTGCTGGGTCGCCCTGAGACTTCTTTCGGTCTTCTTCGCCCCAGCTTCGACTTTGTTGGCGGTGCCTGAAAAATTGTCGCCAGCGGCGGATGCCCGCTTGAAGGAGTCCGCCAGCCCGTCCATGCCGCCCGCCGCCTTGAACTCGGCGGCCGACATCTTGATCTGGCCTTTTTCGACGCGCTCGGCACTCTTCGTGACGCGATCCGCGTTCGCTTCGAATGACTTTGCCGATTGAGTGACCTTGCCGTCGAAATTATCGACCTTCGCGATCAGTTCAACGACAACGCGGTCCGCATCGTAGGGCATTCTCGCAGCCTAAGGAGCGCCGCAGGGAGGCTGTAGGTTCGCGGTCTAGTGGATCAGACGCGGGTCGGCGTTGATGCGCTCGAGCAGCGGGATCGCGATTGCAGGATCCGGCGCGTCGACCTCAGTCGAATGGGCCTCATTCCAGTTCCACAGTAGCGCTTCGTACTTCCACAGCGACAGTCGGTCGGCCTGCTCGGGCGGAATGTTCATCATCGCGCAGTTGGTGAGCGCTAGGGCGTAGTCGAAGTACCCGTCTTCTCGGCCGCCCGCTCTTGCGCGGGCTGGTCTTTTTTTGGCGGATCATACCCTACAATTACCGCGCCGAGGATCGATGCGGCCATGCTCCAGCTGTCGCTCAGCGGGCGCCCCATGACGTAAGTGTCGACGAGGCGGTTGGCCAGCATAGGCGTGACCTTGACCTCTTCCCCATTCACGGTGCCCTTGCCACCGCCGATCAAGGCGTGGCGAACGGTCTCAATGATGTCGAGGGCGTAGAATTCCGCCTGCCCGGGCGCGAGGATGACATCGTCGCCCACCTGGTGACAGCCCTTGAGCACACGCCCGAACAGCCCGCCGATGCCGATGCCGCACTTGCGCTGGAGCTCGTTAATCTGTGGGAGCGGTAGCGCGAACGTGTATGAGCCGTCCGCGAACTCAAGTTCGATCGTGTTATCCGGCATTACGACGGGGTGACTTCAGTGAAGCTCCACGGTCCGTCGGATGCGATCGTCAACGAGAGAGTGGCGAAATTCTCGTCCGCCGAGTTGACCTGCAGGTTCGTGATGATGCCGGAGCCGGAATAGTAGCCCTGGTAGACCTCATCGTCGGTCGGCTCGGTGAAAAGGTAGCGCCAGTGATGAGGCTGGCCATCGTCCGCGGCCTGGATCGCTTCGAGGTTCGAGCGGTTCATGACGCCTTCGCCGGTGAGGTCCCACTGCTCGCTGGTGATGATCAGGTTGCGAACCGGGACGTTCTCGGGATCGGCGCAGTCGCGCGTATTGACGTCGTTCGAATTGTGCTGGTGCGTGAAGTTGCGAGTGGTGATGCCGCAGAGGGCGGTGAAGGTCTCCGTCGGCGTGGCCCCGTCGCCCAGCATGAGCGAGAAGTAGGTGCCGCGTAGGATTTTCGGCTGCGCCATCTATAACCTCCGTCAACGGGACGCGCCGCCTCACGGCGGGGCTTGATTTGAGGCGAATGTACCTTCGCGCCCTCTCGCGTTGTAGGTTCGTTAGGAAGCGACCGTGGCTTCGAACCGGTTGATGCCGTGCCAGGCCGACGCCTCAGCCGCATCGGGGATAATCTGAGACCCGACCCAGCGGATGTGCGCATCGGCGGAGAAGTCGCCGCCAAGGGCCAACGTAACCCCGTCGAGCGCCGAACTCACCGCGAAGTTGATGTCGGCGAGCTCGTCTTCGAACGTCTCCTTTGAGAAGGAATGGATCGAGAAGCTGATCACCGCTCCGTCGAGGCATTGCCCCTTGAACGGGACCGCGTCGGGTGCGCCGTAGCGGGTGAACGGCCACGCCAGCTTTGCCGGGGTGCGCATCCCGTAATTCTGGTCTTCCGGCACGAGGTTGGTCAGAACGGTATCAGCCCTGAGGGTCTCGATCACTGCCTGTCGCAGCTGGAGGCTCGTGTCGCGCGCCATCGTTGTCGTTAGCCGGCGTCATCAGCCACGGTCGGCCGATCAGCGGACCGACGAGCGCGAGAAGCGTTCGCGTTACCCACTGATGCGCCTGGCTTAGCGTTGGCGGCAGTTGTCGGCCCCTTCCTGCGGCGTGTCCTGACGCGCTTGCCCTTGCCGCCCTTCACGGAGCGGGCCGTCGCGTCGATCTTGCCCTCGATAGCATAGCCCTTCTTCGTGGCGTAGTCAGCGATTTCATCCTTGACCAAGCGCTCACCGGTTTCGCTGAATTCCGTGATCGCGGTCCGGTCGGGCCAGCGGTAATCGAACGGCGTGAGAACGGTGATCCAGCGGGCCATGGCTACCCTTTCACGGCTTGGTTGACGGCTCCCCTGACGAGCGCGATGACTTCCTTCTTCTTACGGCGCGCGGCCGGGCCCATGTAGGGGCGGGCCCCCATCTTTGAACTGCCTGCTTCTAACGGGACCGCGTAGGGCGCGTTGCTGCTGACCTCGACGCGCAGCGGAGCGACTTGGGTGGTCTCAATGTGAGTTCTCAGAACGCCGGTGTCTTCGTTCGGGGGTTCGCCCGGAAGCGAGGGGACGTGGTTCTTACCGCTCACCGCGCCTTCGGTGATCAGATGCGCGGCTTCCGCCCGGATCAATTCGCCGCCAGCGTAGAGCGCTTGCCCGACGCGCTGGACCGTTTGCGCGCCAGCTAGGCCGGCCAGCCGAGCATCGACCTTGTCACGACCCGTTATTCGCGGCACCGGCCAGCCTCCCGCGCAATTCGTAGTAGGCTTTGCAAGGATCCTGCGCGACACTGGCGATGCTCCACCGCTGGCCGCTCACTTCGATCTCGCAATCGGCATCGATTGGATCGACGCCAGTCGCCAGAACGATGATGCGCTGGTCGGTATCGACATAGCCTGGGCTGTCGCGCATCGCTTGGGTCGTGGAATCGAGTTGTGCCTTGACCGTAGTGCCCCCATCGAACCCATTGCCGACGCCGCCGCCCGAGCCGTCATCGGCACCCTCAATCGGGCGATAAAGCGTGGCGTCCAGATAGAGGCCCGAGAAGGCGCCGGAGAACGCAGCCGCAAGAGCACCGTCGAGCAAGCTCATCCGTAATAGGCCCACGGATAGGCGGGAACGGTGCCGGTGGGCTGGATTCGTGGCCCGCCGCGGTTGCGCCGGAGCAGCGCTTCATATTCCTGGCCGTAGCGCGAGGCCGAGAGGTCGCCATTAAGGCGAGCGTTCGCGGCGTCGTTGGTGAAGCCAAGCTCGAGCGTCCCTGACTTCATGCGCGTAATGCCCGCCGGGATGCTCGCGAGCGATTCCGCATCAGTGCCGAGGCCCGCCAGCGTCATGTTGTGCGCCGCCAACGCCATCAGGCCCGTCGCATAATCGCCTTCGCTCCACGCATTCGTGACGAAGCGCTCGGCATCGGTCAGCCAGTATTGGATTACGCCTGCGTCGATCGCAGTGAAGGCCGGATAGCGGGCCTGCAGGTGCGCTGGCAGCGGCTTGGCGTACCCCGTCGGGACGAGCGCTTCGAATTCCTTGCTGGAGATGAATAGCGAGACCGAATCGTCATCCTCGCGCCCTCCGGTTGTGACCCACGCAATGCGGAAAACGCTTGTCTCGCCCGCTTCGCCACCCGAAAGCTCGACCGTCCATTCGGCGCCGGTCCGGCTTGCACTGTCGATGTTCACAGTCCCGACAAGGCGCTCGAACGTCGACGAGAGGACGCTGTCACCTTCATCAAGCGGGATCGTGTAGAGGTAGTCGAGGACCGCATCCGGGTCTTTGGGTGGCCACGTCTCCATGCGTCGAAATTACCCGCTGGCCCTGCGGCGCTGTAGGTTCCCTGCGGCTCGGCGCGGAGGTCCGAACTCGCCCCCAGCTTGGCGATCGCTGAGCGTTCCTGCCGCTTGGCGCGGCGTGTTGGAGCCGGAAGCCGAACGCTCGTCTTCGGTGCCATGCCTGCGCCGCTCGCCAGGCACGTCGAGCGCGATATGGCCGCGGATCGACCATCCGCCCTGCCCGACGACCGATACGCTTGCCTCGGTGATCGACTGGCCAGCACCGACCATGACGCCGAAGCCAGCCGAGATCGCGGCTCCGGTGGCGTAGACCGAGGGCGCGGGGTTCAGTGCGCCAGCGCCGGCGGCGCTCATCGTGCTTGGCCGGACCTGCGCGGCCGTTTCCGCGAGGCCGCCACTGCAGGAAGCCGAAACCGCCGCAGGCTTGACCAAGGCGCCGACGTCGGAAAGCGTTCCCGATCCGGAGGCATTGAGGGCGGCCGCGGCGATTGTCCGCCCAGTCGGAGTTAGCGAACCAAGCCCGCCCGCCGTGAGAATACCGATCGAATAGCCGCTGATCTGCCCGTCGATCGTAAGCAATGCCGCACCGGAACCAGCGAACGCGCCCGTCGCCGTGACCGACCTGGCGAAGGCGACGCTTCCCGCGCCGTGCCCAGCAAACGTGCCAGAAGCCACCACCAGCGCGCTCGCGGCGAAAACGGCTGTGCCGGAGCCGGAAAGTGCTGATGGCGCTAGAATCGCGCCTGAGGCGGCGAGAGAGGCAATTCCAGCACTGCCGAAGTCCGCCGGCGTGACTGCTCGGCCCTGCTCGGCAAGAGCGCCGACTCCGGCCAGCGACAGCGAAACCTCATGGATGGCGAGTGATGTGCCAGCGAAATCGGACGATCCGGCGCTTGAGAAGGCGGCAGTCGTGAACGCAGTCTCGTCGCCAGCCCAGGAGGAGAGGCCGACGCCCGAGAAGACGCCTTGCGCTATCGCCAGTGCGTCGAAGGCGAGCGAGCCAGCCCCGGCACCGGAAAGCGCGGCTTCAACGGTCTCTTCGCCAGCGGCGGCAAGATTGCCCGCGCCACTTGCGGATAGGGCCCCGGAGGCCGTGTTGCTGCCCTGCTCGCCGACTGCGGCCAGGTCGCCCGAGCCGCTGGCGGAGAAAACGCCTTCAGTGGTCTCGGCACCCGTGCTGGCGAAATCGCCGATCCCCGATACCGAAAGCGCCGCAGGTTCAAGCGCACGGCCCTCGGCGGCGAGATCAGAGGCACCCGAGGAGGACATGACCGCCGTCTCGATCGCTTGCCCGTCATTCGCAGCAGTTCCGATACCGGCCGCCGAGAAGGCAGCCGCTGCAGTGGACCCGCCGATCGCGCCGAACGTGCCGATGCCCGCGCCCGATAGGGCTGTGGTCGCAATCTCGACTGCGGTGAGCGAGGTCGCTGCAATAGCGCTGAGCGATAGAGATGCAGTCGCAATGGCTTGGCCGGTTTCGGCAACCGCTGCGGCCCCGCTGATCGAAAGCGTGGCTCCAGCGGTTGCCTGACCGACGGGCGATGCGGTCGCGATCGCACTCGCCGAAAGCACCGCTGCGGCGACGGCTTGCCCGGCGATGCTAGTTGATACCGTACCCGAGCCAGCCAGAACCCCAGCGGCGATCGAGCCGCCAGCAGCCGTCAATGCACCAGCGCCAGCGCCGGAAAGGGCCGCAGCTTCAATACCGCGCCCGACTTCTAGCAGAGCGCCCACGCCAGAACCGGAGAAGCTCGCCTGCGCCGTGGATTGGCCAGCCTCGGCGAGCGCTCCTGCCCCAGCGCCCGACAGCGTCGCCGCTGCAGTGCTTTGCCCGACCGGTGAAGTCGCCCCAACGCCAGCCCCCGATAGCGTCGTGGTGGCCAGCATCAATGCGGTTACGGAGAGCGCGCCGATCGCCGCCCCTGTGAACACGCCGTTGACGAGGTAGCCGCCATTGCCGGAGAGCGAACCAGCCCCGCTTCCTGAGAAAGCCGCGGGCTGAATTCCGGCACCCGCCAACGACGTCGCTCCAGCGCCGCTCAGCGCCATGCTCTGCTGCGAGATCGAGCCGCCAGCGATGGAGGCCGATCCTGTGCCGGAAGCAGAGAAGTCGCTGCCGACCGGATTTTCGTAAACCGCGACCGTGAAGCACACCCATTGCTCGGTCGCACTGGTGAACGTGCCAGGGTCTTCGGAACTGACCGTTGCCGACCTGTCGCCAGAATATGTCGAGGCTCCGTTGGAGCCGCCGCCAACAGAACTCAGTGCGTTAGTGTAGCCACTCGGTGGGGCAGTCGCCTGCGTGGTGCTGTCGCCGCAGCGAGCCGCGAGCAAGACGCAAGCCTTGGAACCGACCGATAGAGTCAGATTCGGCGGGTCGGAATTTGTCGACGATCCGTTGGTTTTGGCAGCTTCAACGGCGAGAGACGTGCCGCTGAGCTGATAGAAGGTTCCAGAATATTGCTCGCTGGCGGTCGACGAGATGTTGAGCGTCGGCATCCCCGACGAGCCGGAACTGCCGGCGAGGCATTTGAACAGCGCGCCCGCAACAGAGGTGCTGTTCGCATCCTGATCAACCTTCGCCCAACCCGCATCTGAACCGGCGCCTACGGTAAGAGTCGGATTGCCGTCAGCCGCAATGAAGGCGATGAACAGGTCGCCTGCATTCCAAGATGTGAAGCTGGGCGCCGGACTCCACGATGTCGCGTTTGAGGTCGGGCCGGTGATGGCGCCACGGCGTTGGACAACCGCGACGGCCATTTACTAGCCGCCCATGATATCGGCGTTGAAAATCTGATCCGGGGCGACACCGAGAATGTCGATGTAGTCGCCGCTATCCAACGTGAGGCGCGTATCGGTGATGCCGTCATTGTTGGGGTCGACCGCGCTGACGAACAGGTGCGCTGTGCCAGTCCAGTTGGTCAGCACCTCGCCGTCGTAGAGCGTGCCGTTGCCGGCGCCGAAGTCGAACACGTCCGAATAGGTATGCGAGCCAGTGTCGATCATGATCTTGTCTTCGCCGGGCGTGAAGCCGGCGACCTGATCGTGGCCGTCGCCAGTGCGGAAGGCGACCGTATCGCGCGCCGTGTCGTTGCCGTCAGTGACGTCGATGAAGTCGTCACCGTGCGCGCCCTCGAGCCAATCTGCGCCGCGGTGGCCGGTAATCGTATCGTTGCCCGAGGTGCCGAGCAGATAGTCGGCTTTGTTCGTGCCGTTGATGTTGGCCATGGTCTTGCCTTTCCTGAATTACTTCGCGGCCTTCTCAGCCCTCGCCAGCGCAGCCTTGTGATCGGCTTTCACCTTCTCGCGCGCGGCCAGCTTGAGTTTGAGAATTTTCGCAGGATCGGTGATGCCGTCCTTCAGCGCCTGGAGCGTCGCCTCGTTCATCGCTTCCTCGATCGATTTGCCACTGAGCCCCGGACCGAGCTTACCGCCTGCGCTGGTGCTCATGGCCGCGGCCGCGATAATTCCCTTTTGCTTAGGCATGGATCACTCCTGTTGAACCAAGCAGTTGCTTGAGCGTCTTCGCTCGCGCGTCTTGGATGCGAGCCCTGACGAACGGCGTGTCGAGCAGCTTGCCGTCGGCGTCGGCCTCGAGGACGGCCTCGCTCATCGCGTCCTGAACCAGCTTGGCGACTGGCTTAAGCGCTGGCGAATTGCTGTTCGCGGACACGAAGACCGCCGAAACGACGACGGGATAAAGGCGTTCGGCCTTGGGTTTGAGCTCGTCGGGGAGCCCGGAAGGCAAACTGTGGTCGACGAGCCAGCGGTGGGACCAGGCGCGCAGCTTGAAATCGATGCGCGGGTTCTGAGTCCGTGCGTGATGCAGCACGATCTCGGCTTCATCGTCGTTTTTTGGACCAGGCAGGTGCGGAAACAATTCGGGCCAGCCCTTGAGCAACCGCCAGTGGTCGCCGTCGCGTAGAACTTGGTCGCAGGCCGCCTGAGACACGGCCCTAGTCCAGCGTGACGGTGCTGGCCGTCGTGAGCCGCGGAATGACGCCGGCGCTCGGGATCGAGATATTCGGCGAGATCGCACCGTTGACGATGACGTCGGTCGCGCCGCCGCCTGATTTACCCAGCTGCCCGTGGGTGATCGTGGTTCCGGACGCGCCGCTCGAGGGGAAGTCGACATTGGCCGCAAAAGCTGTGGATCCGCCTGACGGCGCCGAGAAGCCGCTGGTCGTGCGGACGATATTCTGGCGGGCATAGTTGGTATAGGCGCTCTCGCTGGTCGACATGGTGCCGGTATCGCCTGGATCGGCGGTCGCGAGGGCGGCGACGATGTTGGTTTCAGGCGATGAGGTCGCGTTGATCGCGTAGTTCGTCCAGGTCGTGGCGTTGAAGATGAGGGCGAGGATCGCATTCTCGGCGACATTGCTGAACGACATGGCGGCGGATCCCTCTCAATTCGGCTTGGCGCACGATAAAGCCGCGAGAGCTGGCGCTGTAGGTTCGTTACACGCCGCAGAGCATGAGGTTGTCGAAGCCGAGCATCTTCGCGAGCGATTGCGCGTGCGGCATGTTGTCCGCGATCGCATCAACCTGCCCCGGCCAATGCTGCGCTGTCTGTGTGAAGGCGATGACGCCGTCGACCTGATGCCCGTTGAGCGCCGCCTGCGCTTCCTTCCACACCGACGGGCGCCGGCCGAGGACGAGTCCGGTCCGCCCGCCGTCGAGCCGATAGTGCTGGCTCACCCACGGATGCCCGATCGCGTCCCACGGCTTCACGTTGCCGGGGAAGAACATGATCTTGCCTTCCGGAGCCGCGCCCCAGCGGACCACCCCGTCACCGGGCCCGAAAGTGCGTTCGCCGCGGCCGAGTACGTGCCCGATCCACGCCTGGTCTGAGCCGACGTAGCGCGCGCTCGCGATCTCGGCCTCCTGCGGGGTGAAGCGCTCGTAGACCTGAGGCCTGGCCCCCGCCGTCATCATGATCATTGAGCCGTTGTAGACATAGCGGTGGTTCTGCTGAGACGGGCTGCAGATGACGAAATCGTTCGGCAGGCTCAGCAAGGCGTCGATGTTGGCCCCGATCACGCAGTCGAGGTCCATGGCGACGAAGCGCTTGCCGAATATCCGCCCGGCATCGCGGCGGAACATGGAGATGCGGCGGTAGCAATTCGGCTTTCCCTTGCGCCAGCGAGCCGTCTCGAGGCCGACGAATTCGCCCGGCGGCTTGATGATGCGGATCGAAGGGTCGATGCCGTCCGGCGTGTCGGTGACGCAGGAGAGGCGGATGTCGAGCGTGCAATGGCGCCGCACCATGGCTGCCCAAATGTTGACGTGGGTGGCCGTGAACGCCGTTCTTCCCCCGACCTGGTTCCACAGCCAGGAGATGACGTGGATCACAGCACGCGCTCCCACTCGAATTGCAACACCTTGACCTCGTGCTCCTCGCCGCGCTCCCATTTGGCGCGCATGATCGCCTTCTTCGCGCCCTCGTCGCGACCTTCCTTGCGCGGGAGCGTGGTCGTCGACGCATCTGAAACAAGCCCGCGCCAGTAGCGGGTCAGGGCAACGCGCTTGAGGTGCCCGCGCCGGCCGACGTGGAACGCGCGCTGCCGGAACATCCCGTCGGTGCCATAGACACCGCAGAAATCCTCGTCGTAGCCGCCGATCTTCCAGTAGAGCTCGCGGGTCAGGACAAAACTGTTCGGATGCGGCTTGGGCCGCCCGTCCTTCCCGATCGTCGGCTCGCCAGTATCAGCTTCGACCCGGTGCAGCGTGTAGACCGTCTCGTCGTCCATCTTGTCGAGACGGCGCAGCAGCGCGTCGGCGGCATCAGCGGTCAGCAGGTGATCCATGTCGGTCAGGAGCAGCCAGCCCTCATCGGCGACGTGCGCGCCGAGGTTGCGGGCCGCGTGCTGGTGCCAGGGCCGGTCCTCGGTCACGCGGTAGATCGAGATCGGGAGCAGGTTTGCGGGGCACGGGACGTCGATCGCGGGCGCGGTAGGCGAGCCGTCGTCGATGATGATCACCTTGAACTGTTCGCGGATGCGCTCGGGCCAGTCGTGCCACGTCCGATAGTGGATCCGCAGCATCTCGCTGTTCATATAGTACGGGAGAACCATCGTGATCATGCGAGCGCCTGCGTCCTGGTGCACCAAACGGGAATTCCGACCTCGCGCGCGATGATCGCGCCCTGCTTGGGGCAGCTTTCGATGAAGAATTCGACGCCGAGGTCTTTGACGATCCGAGCCTTCCACCCGCCGCGGCCGCCGGCGAACTTCATCGCGCTCATGCGTTCGGCCTTCGAGTGAAACGGCGTCATGTGCAGCGCTTCGAACTGGATCCCATGCCGGGCCAGCCATTCCTCAGTCTCGCCGCGGTACTTCTCGAGCCTTCCCGTCACGATGTGGCCGATCGGGCGTTGCGGGATGAACAGCGGCTCGACGTCGCGCAGGAAGGTTACATAGCGCGGGCCATCGTCGTTCTCGGCCTTGGTATTGTCGCGGCAGAGCACGCCGTCGAAGTCGAAGCCCCAGCGCGGGAGCCGCCGATGCTTCCACAGATTCCACCCGAAGGCGCGCGGGCCTCGACAATCTTCAAATACGATGTCGACGATCTGCGACGGATCCTCGACCTGATACGGCCCATAGACGCAGAGCCGCGTTATTTTGGCACTTTTGGGCAACATGGCAGCGGCGCGGGCCATCGCTGATCCCTTATTGACGGTATCGTCGACCAGCAGGACGCGCTGCCCAGGGGCCTCCAGCTTTCCGCTTCGGCCATAGATGACGCCTTTGGAATACCCGATTGGATCGGCGAGAGGCATTTGCAGATGTGTGGCGAGGATGCTCGCAGGCAGCATCCCGCTTCTTGGAATGCCGACGATAACATCGAAGGATGAGCGGTCGAGGCGATGCAGATTGGCTGCGACCGCGCGCGCCATGTCGGCGACCGAGCGGACGTTAAGTGACACGTCCGCCCTTCCTCATATTTTCTCCGGCCCAGAGCGGCTGCAAGTTCGTGAAGTGGCAAGCCTGGGCCAGTTCCGCGGGGTCCGATAGATCGAACGAAGCGAGCGGCCTTATGTGATCAAGGTGCCAAGCGCCCCAATTGGACCACGCCATCCCCTGAGCAAACTTGCCTTCGATGTAGGATTTCGCATCTTCAATGGAGCATCCGAGCAGCTTAATTGCCGATCCGGCCTTCCCACTCTTGCGCAGCGCATTAGAAATCCGGCCTCTTATCGTGTGCCGAAGCCGAAAGATTGGGTCGCTTTCGCGTCGGTGCTTGGCGCGCTGCACCACACCGGCGATGATGCGGTCGCGATTTTTCTGATACCGGCGTTGGCGTTGGTCACGGTAGCGCTCGCGCCGAATTTCGCGGATTGCGGAGGGCGGTGGACGCAGCCGAGCCTTCACGCGCTTGCAATCAACGCAATGGCTGTCGCTGACCATTCGCTCGGACCAGTGGCCATGAGTACAGGGTCGGCCGAGATAATACCGCGTAAGGCCAGCATCGCGCGCCTCTATGCGCCCAATAACCAGCAGAAAAGGCTGGCTTCGCGGCTTACCGGAAAGATGCCCGTTACGCATGAGAAACCGTAGCGCAAATAGCGGGAATCGGCCACTTATTTAGCACCCTTTCCTCCCCCGCAGCCCCATGTTCACCGCCCGATGCGTCTTCGCACCGCGCGGCACCTTGGCCTCTTCCAGATCGACCAGCCCAGCCTTCGCGAAACACTCCCGCATGTACCGCGGCGTCAGGATCGCACGGTGCATCCAATGCGTTCCCGAACCTTTGCGGTTATAATTAAGCAACCGCCCCGTACCCCACAGGAACGGGTGATCGCGGTGGAGATCGCGGCGCCAAGCCCCGGGCCGCGGACCGGCGCCGCCATCCTCCCAATCGACCAGCTGGCGCATCATTCGCGCGCCGTCGACGGTGTGAACCTCCAAAGTGCCGCCTGCCTTCAGGATCCGCGCCCATTCGGCGATCACGCCCTCGACCTCGTACCATTCGACGTGCTCGATGCAGTGCGATGAATAGACCACGTCGAAGGTCGCGTCAGGAAACGGCGGCTTGCGCGCATCGCCTACATGGTCGGTGATCGGTGTCGGAACGACGTTCAACGTCTCGAACCCGGGCAGGCGCTCGTGCCCCGGCCCGATCTCCAGGCACCTCACTTTTTGGCTTTCGCTCGCCGCTTCCTGCGCCGCTTGGCCGGAGCTTTCGGCTTGGGCTGTTCTTCGCGTTCGTCGGAAAAACTTCCCTGCCCGTCCGCCGATCTCGGGAGACTGCCCCCGGGCTTGCCGTCGCCGTCATGATCGAAGCGAGAGATCAATTCCTCAGGAACCGCGGGAAGCTCGGCGTCGGGCTCCTCGACCTCGAAGAACGGCTGCTTGCGCACGCGCGAGATTTCGAGAGGAACGACTGATCGCGTGGCTCCGGGCGGGACAAAGACGAGGCCGCCCAAGGTGTAAATACCCTGAGCGGCCTTCGACGTGTTTTTAATCCGGTACTCCACCGGCTACCTCACTTAGCTGCCGGATGCGGACGTGATCTCGTCGACGTAGGCCATTGCGCCCGGCAGGCGGATCTCGGTGCCGCCGGTGCGGGCAATGACGCCCTGCTGGTAGTGCATGAGGCCGACACGATGCACCGGAAGAACGCGCCGCGGCATCGGGAGGTGGAATTTCAGCACTTCCGGAGCCTTGCGGTACACGATCATGCGGCCGCCGCCGTCCTGGGAAGCCGTCGCGAGCGCGCGCAACGGCGCGATGTCGAGCGGCAGGCCAGTTTCGGCGGTGTAGATGTTGTTCTTCCGCATGTAATCGAGCGCCGACATGGTGCCGCCCGAGTCGGTGAGGCGGCGGGTCGCGGCGAGCCGGAACGCCTGCGGAGGCAAGCGGACCGTATCGGCCTGCTCGACCTCGCTCGAATTGGCGCGAACCGCTTCGAGACCGGCGTTGACGTCGGCTACCATCTCGTCGGCATCCTTGCCGTACCAGAAGGTCGAGCCGCTGACGGTCGCAGCATCGAAACGCTGGACGTTGCCGTCATTGGCGAGGCCGGTCGAATTGACCTCGTCGGATCCTGCGATCGCGATGTTGTAGAGCAGCCGCTCGACATCGTCGGCAGCGCCCATCGCGTCGTCGTTCACGACGTTGATGTTGTAGAGCTGGCCCTGCTCGGTCTCTTCGAGGCTCCATTCCCAGCCGGCGCCGACCATGAAGAAGTCATGAGTGAGCAGCGAGCGGGTGGTCTTGCCGAAGGGGATGTCCTTCGCCTTGCCGGAGATGATCTTGGCCTGGCCGCTGTGGTCGGCAATGCGGAACTGCGTGCCGATCGACCAGGGGTTGCCCTCGGTGACCACCGGAATGCTGTCCGCGTAGTTGTACGAGGGATAACGGCGCTGGTAGATCGCCGCCTCGATGTTGCGACCCTGCGCGGTGACGAAGGCGTAAGCAGCCTGCTCGTCAGAGATAAACGTCGGCATGGCAGTCATCTCATCAAGCTCCCTACGACAGGCGGCGGTTGCCGAGCGAGACTTCGACGATGTCGTCGGCACCTCCGCTCGTTTCGAAGCGTGCGTCCGGAATGGCGACGTTGGTGCCGCCGCTCGCGGTACTGTATTTGCCGGTCGCGCTGTCCCACGAGACATCATCGCCAGCCGCGACTGTGCCGCCGGCGGTGACGAAGATCGAACCCTGGGTCAGGAGCGCGGCCTGGGCATATTGCCCATACTGATCGGGAGTGGCGGCATTCGGCGCGACGGCCCGGTTGAGGATCGCGATGCCGAGGAAAGCGGCACCGGAAACCATCAGGCGGCAGAGGTGATCGCCGGCAGCCGTTGTGTCCGCGCTGCGGGCCGCGGGTTGGCCGAAGCCGAGGCCGCCAGCCGTCTCAACCGTGCGGCTGATCGAGTTGAAGGTTTCCTCGTTCGCGATCGCGCCGGGCAGGCCGACGGCGGGATTCTCGGAATAGGTGCTCTGAGCAATGGCCATGTCGATCTTTCCCTTTACGCGGCTTGCAGATGCTTGGGCTTCGAAGCTTCCGCGAGATCCTTCAGCATCCCGTCGTAAGAATCGCGGACCTTGGCATCGTCGGTCTTGGTGTCGGCCTGGTCGCGGATCGCGTCACGCACCGGGTCGGGCTGCTTCACGTCCTTCGCGAGAACCTTGAACGCACCGCCGATCGCGGCTTCGTCCAGATCCTTTGCGCTGTCGCCGAGCTTGGCTTCGACCACGGCCTGGCGGATTTCCGCTTCGGTCTTGCCGTCGGTGACCACTTTGGGATCGATCGCCTTGGCGGTCGCGACGAGCGCGGCGCGGTCGGCGGCGAGCTTTTCGAGTTGCTCGGGCTTGACCTCGGCGTCTTTGAGCTTCTGCTCGAGCGCCGCGATCTCGCCATCCTTGGTGGAGACGGTGGCGGTCAACTCGCCGACCTTTTCATCGGCTTTCGCCTTGCCGTCGGTGAGGTCTTTGACCTGACCTTGCAGCTTCTCGATCGCGACCTTGGCCTGGTCCGAAACGTCCGTGACCTGGAGGCCATCGATCATGAGAGTGTGCGGCATCTTGTCTTCTCCGTTTTGCCGGTCTCGAGCCCGGCGTAGGAAATCAACGTCATCCCGACGTGGAGCGCTCGTTTTATCGTCGGCGGTTTTGTCGTTGTAGGTTCGTTCGTCGAACAGCAGCAGCTCGAAGGCATCGGCGGGGAGCGACGTGCAGCGCGCAGCGTCGGCGATCCGGCATTCGGAGCCGGCGCGTCCCTGATCGACGATCGCAACATGGTTCCCGCGAATGGACGCTTGGCGGACTGGGCACTTGGTTCCGTCCGGCGCCGTATAATCACCGAACTCCAGGTCAGCCGCATAGCCGTTGCTGAGCTCGCGCTTGCCGGCCTCGACCGCGCCGATCGCCGCAGCGTCGGTCAGCAATAGGTCGAACGCGACATGCTCCCCGTCACGAACGGCGCCCATGACTACGCCGCGTGCATGATCGCGCCAATTGTCGGCGTTGACGGCGGCGCTCGGATGGTTGTCAGTGACCGGCTTGCCGATGAAACTGTGGACCGCCTTCTTATCGAACACGGTCGCTTCGTCGCGCAGGACATTGACCACCGCCTGGTCGCGGAGCCCGTGCTTGTTCTCAGGATCGACCTCGGCGCCAGTGTATTTATAGACCCCGGTGCGACTGGCCTTTGCTCTGACGGCAAGGTAGCCGTCTGCGGTCTTGCGCGGCGCGTCTAGGGTCAATTTGTCAGCAAACAGCATCGCCCAAAATTACGGGCGCGGGCGGTCAGGGTGTAGGTTCGCTGGGTGAGCCGAATAAGGGCTCGAATATATGCTTAAACATATAATGCTCGCTATGTGTATGGATTAGCGCGGTAAAATCCGTGCATTTAGTGAGCGGGCAAGCAAAAGGGGCCGAGTTTCCCCGACCCCTTCCGCGCAGGCCCCATCCGGCGTTTAACTGGCAGCGTCTTCGGCGTCCTCTTCGGCGGTAAGACCGCGAATGGCCTCTGCGGCCGCTTCGGCTTGGCCGGCGAGCGCATCGACCTGCGCCTGGTCGTTGTTGTCGGTCGCGGGGTTGCGGATCGCTGCGGCGAGGGCATCGAGCCCAGTGGCAATGTCGGCGAATGCTGCGGTCAGCCTCGAGAAGTCGGCCATGTATAAAACTCCTATGAAAACAAGGAACCCAATGGCAGTTGCCAACGCCCAAACCGCCGCTTCCACCGATGTCTCCTTACGAGGTCGGTTTACTCGTCAGCGGTGCGCGGCTGTAGGGTCGTTCGCCGGCCGCCAGCCCTTCCGATAGCGCCGGGCGGTGCGCGCGGAGACGCCGGCTTTCCACGCCGCGCGCTTGATCCCCTCGCCCTCAGCCAGCAGCGTCCGCACTTTCTCGACACGTTCCGCCGACCGCTTCTGGCGAGCGGCCATGGCGTGCTGCTGTAGCGTCATGCGGCCTCATCCATTTCCGCGAACGTGACAACGCCTTGGGCCGTGCATCCGCAAAAGGGCGGGACCCCAGGCATGTCAGCAGGCGCGATCCCCGGATGCGCCCACGAATAGACCTGCCCGTTGCGAGCGAGATGCCAGGTTCGGGGATGCGCCTTGCCGGAGTGCCGCCACTTGAACGACGTGACCCCAGCCTGCTCCTGCCGCGCCTGGTTAAGCCGCGAGCCGAGCTTCACCGTCTGATCGGCGGCAATGCGCCGCGACCGCGCGCGTGCCAGCCCGACGGTTTCGCTGATCTCCTTCGCGATCTCGGCCGCGGGAGCTCGACGCTGGAACCCGGCGAACACCGAATTGGCGATCTTGCGCCTCGTCTCTTCTGACACATCCTTGATCAGGGCCGTGTTCCACTCGAGCGTCGCCTCGATCGTGTCGGTCATGTCCTCGGCGGTGAGCACGGTCGAGAGGTCGACGCTTGTCGCCGACATGACGTTGCTGACCCACTTGCCGCGGTGCACGCGCTCGACATTGAGCGCCCAGCGGCGAAGGTCCGGCGTGAGGATGAGCACCAGCCGGCGGATTTCCTCGGCGATCTGGTCGATCGCGCTTCCCGTGCTGGCGGCGGTGTCGTGCCGCAGTTCGCTCAGCGTCCGCGCATATTCGTCGACGATGACGGGCGCGCGCTCGGCCCACAATGCAACGACCCTCAGGTAAAGCAGCGCGAGGTCGCCAGCCTGGGCCTGCGTCGGCGCGATGTTGGCCAGCGTGATCGGGCGCTTCGAGGGGCGGCGGGCATGGCGCGCGAGATCGACCTTGGGCGCCACAATTCAGAACAGCAGCGCGCCGAGCACGAAACTGGCCCCAGCGACCGCGGCTACGGTGAGGACGATCCTGCCCTTGAACTGCTTCAGCACGAAGGCTGCGGCTTCGGATTCTTTCATGGCGTCACTCCTATGCGAGCATTCGGCTGGCGATCAGGGCGGCGACGAGAAACGCGCCGGCCAGCATCCCGAGGGCGACCTTCGAGACGCGGAACACGGTCGGGAACGACGCGATGACCAAGCAGACGAGCGCGCCGATCAGCAGGAAGAGAGAGATGCTCATGGGCTATTCCTCGGTGAGTGTTTCTTGCCAGTCGTCGACGATCTCAGCAAAAATCTCCGGTCCGAAGACGAGCTCGCCGCGGTAGGGTTCAACAGTCGCGAGATCGACGCCATCGCCGTCGTAGGTGATCGTGACGTGGGGCTGGTAGTCCTCGAAATCGTGGCTGGCGCCGTTGCGAACCATGTCCTCGTGCCGCCACGACAGCGGCGACGAACTGAACAGCAGCACGACCGCGCCATCGCCGCCAAGCGCTTCGACCAAGCGCGCGCCACCGGGCGGCACCTTCAGCTTGCCCTCCGCATCTTGGTCCCAGCCAGAACCCATCTTCATCCAGTCGACTGCGGTCTTCGAATAGAGGACCGTGACGTGCATCTCGTCGACGGGAACGGTGGTCTTGAAGCCCTGCGCCTTCGCCCATTTGATCAGCGCATCGGCATTGAGCAGCTTGCGGCTGACGTAGAGCGTGCGCGGCGAGGCGTCCGCGAGCAGCAACATGGCCGCGTCTTTCGGCTTGATCGTGCCGGCCTTGCGCATTTTTGTAACGAGCGCGACTTTCGTCGGATCGGGCTGCTTGGCGGGTGGCTGTTGCTCGAGCGGCGGCACCAGCGTCTCGTCGGGCTGGTTGAGCGGATCCAGCGACGGATCCGCCGCAATCGCAGCCTCCGCATCCTCGAACGCCTTCTCAGAGCCCGGGAAGCGACCGCTCTCGATCATGGAATTCTTCGCGATCTCGGACAAAGCGATGTCGGGAATGAGCCCGCTGTCGGCGTAGACCTTGAACGTGTCCGCGCGCTGCTTCTCGATCGTCGCTGCGTCCTTCTCGTCCATTTGCGCCAAAGGCGCGAATTCGTAGTAGACGTCGCTGGGCTTCGAGCCGAGCGCGGACGGGATCAGCAGTTCGTCGATGCGATCCAGCGCCGGGCACAGGAGCTCGTTCTGGCGGGCGCGCACCATCGCCTGATAATCGCGCTCCTCCCCATCGCCGGTCGATTGCAGGCCCTTGGGCGAAACGCCGAGCAGGCGGGTGAGTGGAATGTCCGCGGCGCCAGCGACCGCGTTGAGGAAGGATTCCATGATCTCGGGCATCCCGGCCCAGGTGACCTGGAACTGCGCCCACTCCTCCTCCTTATCGAGGATCTTGGCCCGCCATACCGACTGCCCCATCTTCGCCGCGCTGAGGCGTCGGCCGAGCCTTCCTTCGTATTCCGGTGTCGAGGCCATGGCGGTGAGATCGGGGATCTTCAGGATGTCGAGCTTGGCCTCGTCGATGAGCGCCGCGAACCCGTCCTGCGCCAAGGTCGCATTGCGCACCGCCTGGCCGATCGACTGCATGATCGGGTCGCCCCAAAACCACGACGCGCCGGTGATCATCGAGCCTTCGGGTGCGCGCTGGCCGATGAACGGAACGACGCGCGACGGGTGAAGCTTGACCTGCTTGCCGTCGGTCGTGTTGATGGTGAAGTTCTCGGGCTGGCCGAACCAAGGATCAGCGGGATCGCGGCGCTCGGTGCCTTCGGTCAGCTGGTAGCGGCTCATCACGTGGACATAGGTTAGGCCCCCTTTCGCCACCGCTTCGACGTTGAGCTCTTCCTCCGGGTTCGCGTCTTTCGTGCCGAGGATGAGCGCGCTGCCGCCGAACAGCCGCGAGAGGACCAACGCGCGCTGGCACTTGGCCTTGAGCTGCAGCCGCTTTTCCTCCGCCTCGAGCTTCTCGATGACGTCGCCTTCGGCCTGCCAGTCGCGCCATTCCCGGGTCATGTCGAACGGCGGGATGTCGATGATCTTGCGAACCAGCCAATCCTCGCGATAGGCGGCCTCGGCCTGCACCGGATCGAGCGGCGTGAACGTGTAGAAATCGTAGACGCGGCGATCGACGGTCGTGCCCTTGCCCGACATGATGTTGGTGAGGCCGTCGGACCCGAAGAACGAGACCACGTTCTGGCGGGCGGGGATGATCTCGCCGCCGCCGTCCATCAGGAATCCCGGCTTGGGGCGGACGTTGACGATGCGGCCGGACATGGACGCGAAATTACGGCGAGGCGGGCTTAGGCTGTAGGGTCGCTAGGCGGAGAAGGGAGGGGCATCCAGTGCGTCGGCTCGATCGGAGAGTAAGTTTCTTCGCCCATATCCCACCAGCGCTGCTCGCTTTCGACCCATTCAGGAATGACGCAATAGCCAGCCCACACGAGAATTGCCTCACCCCCTTCGGCGCAGTTTCAATCGGATGCCAGCCAGCCATGCTTCACCCTACCTCAGAAATTGTCCCAGCTGTAGCTCGAACCCAGCGCCAGTTCGTTCAGCGCATCGGCGAAGGCGTCCACCTGATCGTCGAACATCACGTTGGGAAACCCGCACACCTCGTCGAGGAAGGCTTCGTTCCACGGGCCCCGCAGCAGCTTCACATTGCCCGCCTCTGCCTGAGCCGATGCAGGACGCGCCCTAGTCGCCTTGTCGCCAGTGATCGGCTTCACGACCGCCGCATAGCCCGCCAGCAGCTTGACCTTGGTCTCGGCGTCGGCCTTGCCCGCGGCGCCTGGGTCCTGCGGCATCCGGATCGTGACCAGCGTACCATCCTGCGAAGCGGTGTTTTTGAGCGTCTTCTCGACCTCCGACGCGCTCCATCGCCCACGCAGCACATCGTCGACGTAGAACACCCCATCGGCCATCGCCATGCGCAGGCCCACCGTCCAATCCGGCTGCTTGCCCGCCGTCTGCTTCGATGCGGCGAAGTCCCAAGCGCGCACCCTGCGCCGAACCTTGGCGGGCAGCGCGTCGACCACTTCAAAATCGCTGCGCTGGAACATGCCGCCGGTCCGCGGCGCAGGTCGCTGCTGGAACTGGCCCGCAACCGCATATGAACCCATCGGCACCTTGTCGCGCTCGACCACGTCCCGGGGAAAGCGCTCGGGGAACAGCAACTCGCCGTCGGTTGAGCGCGGATCCCTGAACCCGATCGACGTGGCACACGCCCGCTCAGGCTCGAACTCCATCGGCAGCATCAAATGCTCGTAGCCGAGGTGCAGCGCCAGGATGGTCCCGCTGACGTCCTGCTCGTGAAGCCGCTGCATGATGACCACGATTGCCGATTTCTCCGGGTTGTTGAGGCGCGTGGGCACCGATTCGCGGAAGGTGCGGATGGTCGACCCACGCTCGGTGTCGCTATCTGCCCCGTCAACGCTGTGCGGGTCGTCGATGATCACCCGATCCGCGCGGCCGCCGGTGAGGCGTGAGAACGGGATGCCCTGCCTGAAGCCCGTGGCGGTATTGCTGAACGACATTTCGCCGGCGCGCACCAGCTGGACATGATCGCCCCACAGCTCCTGGTACCATTCCGAGCTGACGAGATCGCGCATCCGGCGATTGTCGCGCTTGGCGTAGTCCTCCGAGTAGCTCGAGCCGATGATGCGGGTCGCTGGTCGTCCCACCGGGCCCCATTCCCACGCCGGCCAGAAGACACCCGTCATCAGCGACTTCATCGTGCCAGGCGGAATGTTGATCAGCAGCCGGTTGATCTCGCCGCGGGTGATCGCCTCCAGATGCTCCGCGATCGCTTCGACATGCCACCCGTGGATGTACGGGTTCGACGGCTCGAGGACGTGCCACGCTTCCTTGATGAAGCCGGTCAATGTGCGGCAGCGGGCCCGGATGCTCTCGGCGTTGTTGTGGCGCCGCTGACGCTCGGCCTGGAGCGCGCGCAGTTCATCCCGGCGCGCCTTCTCATCGAGCAGCGGCAGGAGCTCGCGCTTGACCTCAATGGGTAGTGAGAGAATTTCGGTCAGGTTTACCGGTGATGCGTGCGACAATGCGCGCCTCCAACTCTTCGTCGCTCAAGTTCGCATATTCGATCGGACCGCCATCGGCTCCAGTATGCTCATGCGATTGGCGAGGGCGCCCATAAGCCCGGTCGAGCAGTGCCGTTGCGGCTGTGACGCGGGCGCTCTCCGAAACACCCTTCTCCGCGACATCAACCAATGTTTTCAATGCTTTGGGCGAGTGGGCCTTGGCCAAATCCTCGATCCGCCCCTTCTGTTCGCGGGTCGCACGATTGATCACGCCCTTCGGCCGACCAGCGCCAGGGCGGTGACCTCCACGTTTTGATTTTGCTTTGATATTCTCGGGCATGATCAGGATTCTACCCCCGCGCCGTCGCTCGACTGTAGGGTCATGCGAACCGCGAGGTCGTGCTCGACAATCCGGTTCTTTCGTGAGCGATAATCGCCGCGGGTGTCGAAGACCGGCTCCTCACGATGCGCATTCGGCTCAAACCCCTTGCTACACGCCAGCTTGACCATCTGCGCCGGCGACATGCGCCTGGAGCCTACCCACCAATCGCCCTGCGGCGTCGGGCTGACGATGAACCCGCCGTTGCGGATCACACGCAGATGCTGGGCGGCATGGCGAGCGAGCGTGATGCTGACCTCGCGCCGATCGCGAATGGCTGGCGACCGCGGGACTGCGCCAGTGGCCCGATGCTCGACCATGCAGGATGAGCGGGTGAGCCAGTTGCCCTGGGCGCGCTGGTGGCGGACATATTCCGAGCGGAGTTTGATGAGCCGTTCCTTCCCTCGTTCAGTGAGCCAGCGGTTGATCGTTGAGCGCCGGGCCCGGTACCAAGTCTCGCAGCCGAGACGACCGACCTCGATGAAGATCACGTCGAAATCATCCGGACACTTGCGCAGCGGCGGCCGGCCCTTGGGCTCGAGTTTGAGCGCCCTAGTGGCCATGGGGATGTTTCCTCGCTTTGCGCTTCCCCAGGCATGTGCTGGCGACGTCACCGTTGAGCTTCAACCGAGCGCCGTTCCCGAGCTTGATCGTGCCGCAACCGAACGCTGCTGCCTTGTCGATCGCTTTGACCGTGAGCGCCGCGCGGATCCCCTCCACGTCGACGCCGTGCTGGCGTTCGAGAAAACGCAGGACCGCATGATCGCTGACGTAGGCCATCACCCGCCACTCCTGCGCCAGTCAGCTACGGACGCTGAGGTTGCGTGCGTCAGTTGTTCCCCTTTAGGGGTAACTGACGCAAAGCACCTACGCTGCGTCACTTCTGCGTCAGTCGTGCGTAAGTCGGTGAAGGTCATTCCGTGGCCCATTTTCCGACCTCCACGAACTTACGCATGTGCCGTTGCGCGTCTTCCTTTTCGACGACTTCGAGGGCGCCGTTGCCGATCCATTGGGCGACGATCTTGGCGATGCGCTTGCGGCAGTCGTCGAGGTTGAGACCGAGGACCCGAGCGACCGGGATACCGACCCATTCGGATGAGCGGGAATCAAGGCGCCATTCGCCGTTCGCGATCGCCTTCTGGCTTGCGATCAGATGAGCCGTGGATATGCCTTCGAACAGCTCCGGCCATTGCCACGGACACGCCACCCCGACCTGATCGCTATTGTCGAGGCTGACGTTGTTCATGCGATACCAGGCCGCCTTCTCGGGCGGCGCCAGGTTCGCCTTGTCGTTCTGCGTGCGGAAGTAGAAGCCGCGCTGGTCCTCGGGGACGCCGGCCATCGCCGCCTCGTCGGGGGTCATGCGGTTGAAGACGATGACGCTGCGCGCCGCGTCGACCAACGCTTTGGCACCGCGGGCGGACTCGGCGTTGCTCTCCTGCCCGTTGCCCTTGCGGACATGGTGGACGAGGTTGACACTGCAGTTGCACTCGTCGGCGAGGCGGCCCCAGGCTTTGCTCACGGCGTCGATCGCGCGGTTGTCGTTCTCACTCACCTCGTGGCTGCTCACGAACGGGTCGATGATGAGGCTGTCGATTGCGCGCTCGAGGATCTGCGCCTTGATCTGCTCATAGACCGGCTGGACGATGCGGGCGCCGTACTCGGTCTCAGTGGCGATGACGCAGCGCTGGTCGCGGCCGGAGTCGACGTAGAGCCGGCCTTCGACGTCCTCTGGCTTGATGTGAAACCACTTGGCCGTCGCGTGGATGCGGCGCTCTGATTCCTCCGCCGGGTCCTCGAGATTGTAGAGCCAGACCGTGAGCGGGCCGTTGTGGATAGGAACGCCGTACAGGTCGCGGCCTGAGGCCATCGCTAGGGCTTCTCCTATTTTGACTGAGGATTTTCCTGTTCCGCCGGCGGCGACGTCGACGCTGACGAAGCGGCGGAGGAGATGCTTGCCGTACAGCCACTGGCGGGCGGGAATCTCGGTTTCAGGGCGCCAGGCGAACGGGGTCGCAATGATCGGCGGCCGGTCGTCTGGCGGTGCAGCGTCGTAAGCCTCGGGCGGGGCGAACGGGATGACGTTGCCGAGCTCGCCCGGCTGTGCGGGGAGCGCAGGCACGGGTCCGTAGTCGTTCACCCAATCGTCGCTAGTGAGGTCAGCCACGCGCATCTGCCTCCCCATCGCTGAGAGGCAGCCGCGGCTGGTACAGCGTGTCGAAGCTCGAAGCAGCGCACACGCAGCTAAGGCACAGCCGCCGGAGCTCGCGCAGCTGGTCGCGGCTGATCGCGAAGCTCAGCGCCGATTCGTTCGCGACATTCTCGACCACATCGAGCAGCGCCCAGGCTGGGGTGCAGGCGACCTGCTTCGTCGCGATCGCACGGTCGCGCATCAGCAGCAGGCTCGCGCGCAGTTCCAGTTCCTCGCCATCGCAGAGGGGACGCATTGCTTTTACGACCGAGAAGAAATCTTCGCGCCGCAAAGTCCTCGGAAGGATGGCAGGCTCGTTCATAGACCAGCCTCGAACATGTCGGGCCAATGGCGATTCCGCTTGGCGATGTTCACATCGGACGGAATGATTTGCAGATTCGCTTCGCAGTGAAGACCGCAGACAGTATCGCCTTGGAGCGGGACGATGTGGTCCACATGGAAGTCAGGGCCGAGCAAACGCGCGGTTCTATAGATCGCCTCGATTTCTATGCGGCTGGCCCAGGACGGAAGGGCGCGAAGTTTAGCGGCCCTATGATTTTCCTTGTGAACCTTTGCCCGATCGGGATTCTCGCGCGCCCATGCGGTAGCGCGTTCTACGGCTCGTTTTTGTTTCGCGGGGATGTGCTTGTTGCGATGGTGCCGCAGCCGACTCTTTTCGCCTCTGATCTCCCTGTTCGCCGCATCGTAGCGCTGCGAAATGGCTCTCGCCTCCTCGGGTTTTTTCCTGCGCCATTGGGCCGCCCATTCGCGGCCGCATTCTCGGCAACGGGATTGACGCCCATCCACTTTCGCCTTGTTGGGCGGGAAGTCGGAGAGCGGCTTTTCAATCTTGCAGTTGGTGCAAGCCTTCGCTTCAGGTAGAGGCCGCGAACGACGCGCGGCGTTCCAGCATCCTACGCACAGCCCGGTCGAACCAGCCCTGCCTAAAGACCTTTTCTCGAGCGTGCTCTTGCTGAGAGGGTTGCCGCACGTGGCGCAGTTATCGCTCGGCACATGCACGGGGAGAGGCGAGGCGTCGTTCATGCCGGCACCCGCATGTCATCGGTAAGCAGGAGCACGGGGATCGGGCCGTTGCCGCGCTTCCGGTTGCACTTCTCATGCGCAGGCCGGAGGTTGTGGATCTTGCTCGACCCGCCTTTCGAGAGCGGGTGAACATGGTCGACACTGATGACGTCGCCCAAGGCGATCGCGCGGCCGCAAAGCCAGCATGACCGGCCGTAGAGCGCGACCATCTTGTTACGCAGTGACGCCTTGCGCTGAGGATTTCGCATCAGGTGGCGGCGCTTCAGAGCAGTCGGGCTCATACCCCCAGCCTCCCCTGCCGCGCTTGCGCCAGCATCTGCTCCACAACCGCCGGCCGGACATTGAACTGCGCCGCCAGCTTCTCCGGCGTGAACTCGGCCAGGCGCTCGCGCGTGCAGCCGCTGAGCAGCATCGACAGCGAGGCCTTGGCTTTCTTGCCGGAGATGTTGCTGGTGCGGTGGGGGGATTTCATGCCGCCACCTTGGCGCTCAGCCGCTTGGGGATATCGATCGTCTCGCCGCCCTTGGCGTAGACGCGGCTCCGCGTTGCCGGTTTGACGATGGAGCAGCCGCTCCCGAGAATCAGCACGTTCCCATAGGACATCGGATAGACGCGGACCTTGCTACCCGATGCCTTGCGCCAGCGATCTGTTTCCGCCTTGGCGAAGGCGAAGTAATCGGCCTCGTCCAAATAGATTCCGCGCACCTCCAATTTGCGCCACCGGGCCTTTTCCAGGGCAGCGTCTATGCGGTCGTAGAGACTCATCCCCACGGCTCCCGCAGCAGCAGCCCGACCGAGAGCGAATCGACGTCGCGCCGAAGCTCAGGATCGGTGGCGTAAAGCCGGTCGACGGTGCGCACGGCATGGATGACCGTCGTGTGGTCGCGGTTGCCGAACAGCCGCCCGATCGCGGGCAGCGACTGCGGCGTCATCTGCTTGGAGAGCGTCATCGCGATCTGCCGCGGCCGTGCGACTTCGCGGTTCCTGCGCATCGAGATCATATCGATTGCCGCGACGTTGTAGCGCTTGCACACGGCGGCTTTGATATCGGCGACGAGGATCATGAGAACCTGCCGATGAATGGGGCGCCGATGGAACGTAAATATTCCAGCGCGCTCTGCTCCTGCCGGAAGACTCCGCAATGGTGGCCTTGGCGGTAGAGCGTGTTCAGCTGATCGCGCTGGTTCGGAGTCGGCGGCTCATGCCCGTTTTTGAACTCGAGGAAGGCCACGCCGCCGGTCCAAGTGCACACCACATCAAGCGCGCCGGATTTCATGCCCTCGCGCTTCGCCTTGTTGACCTCCCATTGCGTTCGCTTCGCAGCGTTGGGCACCGCGAACACGTTCACGGCGGGGCAGATAATCCGCACAGCGTTCAAGAATGCGAGCTGGCGCTTTTCTTCCGAGCGCGGATCCTTGTCCTTCGGATCGATGTGCCACGGAAGATCGTGCTCTTCGAGGTCGTCAAAGAAGGGCGCGGCCGATACGCTGGCCGAGCGGGTCATTTGCCGACCCCCAGCTTATCGTCGAGCCGCGAGCCCCATGCTTCCTGGGCGCGAAACCATACGGTGACGCCCATCTCGGCTTCGCCCGCGATATATTGGGCGACCATCTCATCGGAGCGGCCGAGAATGGCGCCCATGTCGGTGAGGGTCAGCCGGTCCTCATTCTTGATTTGCAGGAGCGCCGTACCGATCGCGGCGAGCAAGTGTGAATTGCCAAGGATAGTTGGGCGGGAGGCCATTATATGACGCCCCCGGAATGAGTGAGAGACGTTCCATGTGTATTTGCGTAACCGGCCCGTCCGCCTTGCTCGGACACCCCACCTCCGCTTTCGCGGGCGGGTCGCCTTTCAAATGTTCCCCACCTCGCCACGACCTACGGCACTCGACCGAAGAGTACCGACGCGGAGGTGTGGAACCTCGGGGGCATGAGCACCCCCGCGCCGGACGCGCCGTTGGGGTGGCGCGTGTTCATGCCATTGCCTTCAGTTCCGAGGCACGCCAATCAATGCGCTTCTCAGCGGGCACCAAGTGGCGATTGTAAAGGCGGTGTTCCAAGCGGAGAACCAAGGCGACGATCGCTCGCTCTGTTGCGAGCGCCTCGGCGCGAGTTTCTACCTTGGCGATCTTAAAGGCGTCGATGTTGCCTGCATTGCCAACCAGCCAAAGGTCAAACCCGTCAGGATTGAGCGGCGTCCCGTAGCCACGATCGCGGTGGCGCTTCATGCGCCGCGCACCCGACAACAGGGACTCAAGCCGCCGTTGCGGATCACCCGCCGTCTGGCCGACATAGCGGCACTCGGGATCGCCGCTGATGCGGAGCCCGTAGATGTAATAGCTCACGCCGCCGCTTCTTTCGACGCTGGCGGGACGAACTGGCGCCACTCAAGCAGCTTTCCTTTGAGCGCCGCGGCCTCAATGATCTTCGGCCAATACTGCGGCGGGATGTTATTCCGGTTGCGCCATTGACGCACCGTGACGCCGAGTTCGCCGATGTCGGTGGCCATCGTCTCGGCGTTGTCGTCCCAGACGGCGTAAATGGGTTTGAGGTGTGACATGACGGCCATGATACACACCGTATCGGGCACGTCAATACCCGCCGTATCGCTACAGGCTGTATCCCCGTGGCTTATGGGAACGCTCAAGTCAGGTCGGCTGAAGGCAGCAAGAGAGAAGGCGAGGTTCGCGTCGGCCGCGGAAGCCGCCCGCGCTTTTGGGTGGAAAGAATCCGCCTACCGCCACCATGAGAACGGAACGCGCGACTTCGGACCCGATGCAGCAAAACGCTACGGGCGGGCGTTCAAAGTTAAGCCAGGGTGGTTGCTCGGCCTGGATAACATTGACGGCGGGCCACCGCCGCAGTCGCAAGAGCAGGATGACTTTCTCGTGGTCAACGGCAGCATAGAGGCCGGGGCGTGGAGGGTTACTGAACAATGGAACGACGAGCGGTCCTTCGTCATCGAAGGGATGCCGTCTCCTATCCCGGGCGCCAAGCGCTTTGGACTAGTCGTGGTCGGGCGATCGATGGACGAGTTCTATGAACCGGGCACGGTGCTTGATTGCATCTCAATCTTCGACATGCCCGTGAAGCCGGTCACCGGCGATCACGTTATCGTCGAGTGCATTAGGTCCGACGGCCTACGCGAGCTCACGGTCAAAGAGTATCGCGAGGAGGACGGCCGCTACTGGCTCGTTCCGAAATCGACGAAGCCGGAATTCAAGCCGGTGGAGTACGCCGGCCCCGATGAAGAACATGCCAACGACTCGGAGGTCAGGGTGATCGCTTTCGTGATCGCCGCCTTCCCGCCGCGGACGCTCGATCTGCTTCGGCGCATGGGGATGATTCGCCCAGCGTAAACTTTTTGATACATAGTGTATTGACAGGCCCGATACGCTCTGTATTGTGCAGGGCATGGAAAACAATCCTGCCCCGCTCCGCCTCGCTTCCGACAATCCCAACCCGTGGAACCGACCCGAGGCTTACTCGCCCGAAGCCATCGCCCGCATCCGCGCTCGCCTGAACGGCAAGCCGCGCCATATCCGGATCGGCTTCTTCTCCACCCTGCGCGACGACTTCCGCGACGTGCTGAGCGAACTCGGCGC